ACAACATCCTGTGTCCCCACACCGATAGAAACCAAACCGTTTGATGACGCATACAGCACACCAAACTGGTCAGAAGCAATTGACTTTTTAGACACGCAAGGCTGCGGTAATGGCAGCTTACGCTGAGTCATTGCGGTTGGGGAAACACCGGTAATCAGATACGGGAATTTAGTAGTTAAAACCACAAGGGTATCTTCGTATACACCTAAGCCAACGATCTGATAATCAACAGTTAGCATATAGCCAGACGGCCAAGCATGTGGGTAATATGGTTCAGATAGCCAGACTTGGTTACCACGGAAAGCAGCTAAGATACCGTTAGGCATAGCCACAAGACCTTTTATATCATCAGGTGGTGGTTCCCAGTACAGGGACGGCAGTTCAGAACCAAGCTGAGCTACTGTCAAACTATCTACGTAACTTGTTGTTGCAACAGGGATTTCTGCTACAAAGCTAAAAATAACGCTAGATGCACCGATGATGGTGCGATAAATTCTGCGATGAGTGATGTTATATCCGACAGTCGGAACTGCAGAGAATCCAGAAACTGTAACGGTAGCACCTGAGGTTGTAACAGTAACATTAGTAGCAGGGCTTGGGCCAGACTCTTCTTTTACAGAGCCAAACGAACTAACGTTTGTATAGACATACGACCTTGTTTCCACAGTGCCAGATGCGCTAGATGCTACTAGTGTCGGAGCTGCTGTCGGAGCAGGGACACCCATATAAAGCCATGCATCAGGAAACGGACGAGTACCTGTACCACTGGTAGTTGCTAATGCCCAGTTAGTCTTTTTAGGGGCACCATCACCTGTGTAGTAATAACGAAACTCATCAACGTCTGCAACAGGCCCTGGAACTACGTCAACATCCTCATGCCACTCTAACCAGTATTTGTCACCGGATGGGCTATCAATACGATAAATTGTATGAGGGTCTACTGTTGTCGGGGTGTACTCTAAAAGTGGCTGTGCCCATGAGCGCAGCTCACGTGATTGTAATTTAACGTTCTTAGCTAGCTGGGCTTGTGTAGGCTCAATTTGGGTAGGGCCTGTTCTCGGAACAATCCCTGAAAAGTCTTCCAGTTTTATATATGGCATACCCTACCCTTGTTTTATTTACTCAGCATCAGCTACTTCAGTAAACTCAGTTTCTGTTGCTTCTGCTTTTTTACTCTTTTTGGACTTCGCCTTACCTGGGTTTAGCTTAGCGTCTACTAGCTCTTTACCTTCAGGGGTCAATTCAAAAAGACCGTTTTCATCTGTTTTACCTACAATTACACGACTTCCACGCTGGCCGACAATCAAATTGCCTGCTACGCTTTGTGCACCTAGTAATTCTTTAACTTGTGATTTTGAGCTTGCCATGTTTACTACTCCTTAAACTATAGTTATTGTTACCGGCTCTTTGGCCTGTTCTAACATAGGAAACAGAATGCTAAATGCTACCTTAGAACTACCAATCCAGCCACTCTTTCCGTCCCACGTGGAGCCTACTAAAATACAGCCTTCCGTGTCTTTACTGCTATTTCCGGTATGAATCCTGACGCCAGTAAAACCGGGGACATTCATCAGTAACGGCAGTCTTGTCCTAAATCTAGTAGACATTGTTATTGTAACAGGGTACACACCCTTTGGTATAGCCGTATGGTTCTGAACTTTCCATTGTTCAACCGGCTCACCTATCACTTCTCTAACTTTGTCTTCTAAGGTGTAGCAAATAAATTTACTTTCGTCATACAACTGCCCAATGGTAAAAGTATCACCAAAGTAAACTCGTTTTAAAGTTAGTTTCATTTAGTAGCTGTACCTTCTTTTTTGTCAAAAGACCTAAGACCGGCTAAACCTAATAAACCAAGGAGTATCTGCAAAGTTAAGTCTGTATCAATAACAGGAAACTCGCCCCGATACCCAAATAAAACTACTGCGATGAAACGGCATAATGGTTCAAATAATGCGGCATATAGTAGTGCAATACCGCACCCCCAGCCAATGAAAGGACGCCAGCCAGACACAAATAGGCTAGTATGGCCAGCCTCAATCTTGTTAATATCGGTTTGAGCAACCATCGCTTGAAGGTCACCATTTTGCTGCATTTTGAAAAGTTCGAGCTTAGCTTTTGCAGCTTCTGCCGGATCAGGCCAAAGTCTATCAATTAATTTGCCACCAATATCTAAAACTGCACTAACAGGATCTAGAGCCATATGCCCCTCTTATAGGTTTGGGAACTGCTTTGCCAGCCACTTCTCAAGTAAGAAAATTGCACGGCTGCCCATATGCCCAGACACACCAACGATTGATGCGGTAGCTAGTGGAGAAAATCCTGCGTTCTCACAAAGCCAAAAAGCAATAACTCCAGCAAAAGCCGAAGTGACTATTTCCCCAAAAAATTCAACTAAGTTAAATACTTTTGTATGTCCTTCTTGGAGCTTTCTCATAAAACTAACCACACCGCCAAGCATAGCTAAGCCAAAAACCCATACATAGGTTAAAAACGAGTACGAAGTAGGGTCTTTTTCTGGCATCATAACCCTTATTTAAGATTACGTAGTTTATATAAAGTAGACAAATATGTTTCTACAGCAGTATCAATTAAGTTCTGAATAGCTGTATCACTTTTTTCCACCGCAGTATAGCGAATCTTCTCTAAAGAAGTAAGGTGCTTTTCAAGGATATCGGCGATGTCGCCAGTAGAGTCTTCGCTTAGCATAGGAATTTTGCCAATCAAACCGTGACGACCTTGGTATGCCTCTGCGATTGAATCTGCATTATCAATAATGTCATCGTAAAAAGAACCAAGTGCCATATGCTGGGCAAATGATTTAGTGTTTAGATGCTCACGATGAGCCACTTCACGACTCAAAAATAAAATAGCGATTAGTCTTGCAATCATGGTTTAAGCGCCTTGAGGAGGTGTTGGAGGGGTTGGCGGAACAAACGGAGCGACTGGGCCGTACTGGCCAGCTTTGGCATTATTATATAGCTCACGTCCGTACTCCATAGTATCGTTAGGCATGGCATTGAATGGGGTATCACCAGGGATTTCAGCAAACTGGACGATTAATTCAATAGCCTGCTGGTCTTCTTGTGAATACTTTGGATCTCTTGCTGAAACAATAGTTAAGCTCATTTTTATTTCCTATTATGCGTAACGAACAAACAAACCAATAGCAGTGCCGCCATAGGTATTTACAGCGCCAAGATGCCTCCAAGAGCCTGGTAAAGTTTGGATCTGAGCAGCTTGGGTGTAACCATCCCAAGGGTTACCTGCTGCATACAAATCTCCGCTAGTTAAAGCCCCGCCGCCAATGCCGGCATTTCTTGCACAATCAACAGGCGAAGGCCAGCCGGTCGCAACTACTAGACACCCAATATTGTGGACAGACATATTCTGCAAACCGCCGCCGCTATTAATTGATCCAGCAGAACCAGCAGAACCAGAGGAGTTTGCGTAGCCAGAAGAGTTAGAGTAGTTTGAAGAGTTAGCGTAGTTTACCGATGCACCGCCGATAGAAGCAGCGTTGTATGGGGTGTAGCCAAGGCCGTTAACAATTTGAGTAGAATTAAGAGTAGTTACAGTTGCAGCATTACCAGTGATATTACCAGTTAAGGTTCCAGTTACGTTGCCAGTGACATTACCAGTGACATTACCTGTAACATTACCAACAACGGGGCCTGTATGAGTACCAGCAGAATTACCTGTTAGGTTTCCGGTTACGCCACTAGAAGCAACAATTGCACTTGAAAAAGTCTTTGTACCCTCAATAGTCTGGTTACCATCAAGTTGAACAAAGTTCTCAAAAACTGCGGCATTTGGACGCATAGCGAAACCGTCACCAGCGTTAAATGCTAGGGCAGTCGTGCCGTCTTGCCCACGTAAAACAGTGAAAGAATCAACGTTTTTAGCCGTTACCTTAACAATCTCGTAGTTACCTACAGAATCAAAGAGTGTGGCATAGAAATAAGATCCGCCTACTGGGGATGGAAAAGATGCTCCTAAGCCCGCACTAATAACAATAGTGGTAGCTGAAGTACTGATACTTGCCGCTAAAAGAGCGGTAGCGTTGTTTTTAAACAGAATGGGCATCTATATCTCCTAATGTGCTGATTCTATACGGTTTTTGTCTATTGGGCAACATCTGCTGGTAATGGTGTGTTGCCCTCTTCAAGCCATTTTAAGTAGGCTTGGTAGTCTGTGTTGTCAGGGTCAATAGGTATTAAAGCACCATCAGGCAAACGCTTAATAGTGGTTGATTCTGTTTTACCCAAAGGAGGTAGTGTTAGTTGATATGTATACATTTATAGCTCCGCAGAAAATCCACCAGTGCTAGGCCCAACAAAATCAGCAGAAGCTACCCCATTCCATTGATAATAAGTCGCCAAAAATGTAATGCTTGTTGAATCTGGCGCACGGGTTATTGTTCCAGCATATGTAGGGTTAATTAAAGTTGGCGCTGTACGCATAGCAACTGGATATGATAAAGTAAGAATTCGATAATTCTGTCCTAGCGCAATAGGCGGAGCGTAGCACGTATTTGTTATATACCAATAATACCTCTGACACAAAGACAATTCAGTACCATACGGTCTGTAATCAAAAGTAGTAGCACTTGTACCGACTTCTAATTGAACACCAGTGAGGTAGAACGTCGCTCCGTTGGTAGAGATCCATGGGGTTTGACTGGCAGTGTTAAACCCAGCGCCAGTAGTCCAAGTATTTGCAGGAATGTTGCGATTTGATCCTGAACCTAAATCAAATAAAACAAATAGTCCAGCACCATTTCCAGTAGTCCATGTACCAAGGGCTGTTCCAGGTACAGTAACAGAAACATAAGTCCATGTATTGGCTGTAGATATTGTATAGTTTGCTGCGTAACCTGCGTCACCAGAACTGCTTCTAAATCCTACACAATAAGTGCCTATTACACTTGACTGTACCCAAAAGGAGACCGTAAATGTTTTAGCATTAACAGTGCCTTGATTGAAATCGGCGATGTTACATGCTTCAATTGCTTGAGATAAAGCATAAGTATCGCTAGAAGCAATAGAGCTATCTGGAGATGTAACAGTAAGTTTTAGACTATTAAAAAAGCCACTTGGCGCTGACGCCACTAATTGGCAAGAGTATACTCCGCCACCCGCATAGTTACTTTGCCACCTATCCACAGAATATCCACCATTCGCTGGAGTATTTAGAGCTCCGCCATTTCGCTGGTCGATAACCATAGCTCCGTTGATAATACGGTTCTTAAAAGCATATGGCTGTGGGGTTCCCAACATGCCTGGTTGAACTTGTGTCAGTGCCATATTATTCGTCCGCTGGTAAAGGTGTGTTGCCCTCGTCTAACCACTTGAGGTACTCTTGGTAGTCTGTGTTGGCTGGGTCGAAGGGGAAGTTAGTGCTTGTGCCGTCGCCATTATCACGAACTGCTCCTATGTCGCTATTATCAATTCTTGATTTTAAAAGTTTGTACATTTATAGCTCCGCACTAAATAGCAAGTAAGAAGTAGTATTGTTGTTAGCCATCAAATCAGAACATCCTCCGGCTGTTAATCCGCTATTTACAGTAACGTATAAACTTGCGTTAATTAAAGTTGCAGTGTCTAGTGTGAGACTTTGACAAGGGATAATACTTGTACCGCCATAAAGCGCAAATTGTGAAACTGCAGGGATTGTTAAGGACGGAGGTGCTCTCATTGCTGTTGGAAAAAACACAATAGGGTCTGAAGTAGAGCCAGTCGGATTAGCTCCGTTCCCATAGCGAGTATAAGAACTGGTTGAAGATACTTTATAGCAGTAACGCTGACACAAAGCTAGCTCAGTACCATAGCTACGCACATCAAAGTTTGTTGCTGTAGTGCCTACTTCAAGCTGTACGCCTGTAACGTACCATGTAGAGCCAGTAGTAGCAGCTAACTTTACTCCGCCTGTAAGACCAAAAAGGTTAGATGCTACCCAAGAACCTGTGACTGCACCGCTATAAGTTGGGCCAACTCCAAGGTCAAAATTTAATGACAGTCCTGCGGCATTGGTATTTGGGTATGTACCACCAGTATCACCAGGTATGGTTACTGTTTTGTATTCCCAAGTATTTGCTGTATTTATGGTATATGAAAACACATAAGAACGAGATGCACCGCTACCACTACGAATAGACCCGCCAAAATTACCAGTTAAACTTGATTGAACCCAAAATGATACTGTAACAGTTTTAGCATTAGCGCTTCCCCAATTAAAGTCTGCAATGTTATAACCTTCTATGACTGTTGTTGCTGCAGCGTAATCTGTAGATACTGGAGTTACACCAGTACCCGCTGTAAATACCATACTATTAGCAAACCCAACTGGGGCAGTAGAAGATTGCTGGCATGTAAAGTTATTTATGGTTCCGTTTTTAGCGCAGCGCCATCTATCTAATGTATACAATGGGTCGGTGTTTACAGTAACACTAGCTCCACCATTTCTTTGGTCGATTACCATAGCCCCGTTGATGATTCTATTTTTGAACCCTGTGCTAACTCCAGGTGAGCCTAGCTGAGAAAGGATATTTGCTGTTGTCATGCTAATTGTTCTTCCGTAGGTTTAGCTAGTGTTGGGTGATCCCATTTAGCAATGTAATCACCTTTGCCGTCTGAATCATTTTGCAAACGGATTGTTCCTGAGATAGGATTAAAGTCAACTTCAGTTAGCTCAGTATAAATAGATATAATTTTTTCGTATAAATTCATTATGCTGCCCTTACTAATGAACCATTAAAATATGTTAAATCTTGCCCAAGATTAATGGTTACGTTCTGAGACGCTACACAATACCCTTCAACATAATCAGTAGATCCATTTAAATAAATTAAAGCAGATGCTACGCTAATACAAGAACCTGTTCCAGCATTTGATGGGGTTACATTCCCGTATTTAAAGCTAGTGCCGTTTTTAAAGATGGAACAATAAAAATTAGCAGCGACTGAAGTTGATTGGTACACAGCTAAATTTATTTGGTAGTATCCAGGTACTAAAGGCTGAAACCGATAATTAGTGCTGTTGTCAAAAGCATTAGCCGTATCAAACTCTTCAGTATTAAACTGTATTTTTACCCAAATGTTAGCTGTGGCTGTTTGTGTAGTGCCTGAACGATATACCCCAAATGCTGGGCCTGTACCAGCCACATTTGTACTAATCTTAGCTTGATTTACGCTGGCATCAGCCAAATAAGTAGTGCCGACTGAACCAGCAGTTCCAGGGATAGCATTAAGAATTGAACTTACATAAAAGCTTTCTACAGTAACCAGATCACCAAGCGTAGCGCTCGTAGCAAGAACAACAGTAGTTCCGTTAGTAGCATTATAGTCAGCAGCGCCCAGGCGAACTCCGTTACGGTAGACATTGATGAACCCCACTGTGTAAGAAGGCGGTGTGAATGTAGTCTGCCCTGCGGTGGCTGTGAACTCGGTAATCGTTCTGTACGCTGTGGTTGTAACACCAGAAGCTGGAATACCAAGATAACGGACTGAGATATTGCCTGTACCAGCTGGTGGAGCTGCTGAGAAATTTAATGATGTACCAACAACTGCGTAAGTCGTAGGGTCTTGCAAAACACCGGAAACAGAAACAAGAATTGAAGAAGGCGTAGCAGGGGCCACACTCATCGTAAAGCTTGTAGTCGAGCCGTTTCCACTGAATTGATCAGTTAGATATGCTGCCGTTAAGACGGGGTTTCCGATATAGCTCATTTAAGTTGTTCCTCAGTAGGTCGAGGTAAAGTTGGGTGTTCCCATTTAGCGATGTAGTCGCCACGACCATCTGAGTCGTTCTGGAGACGAATAGCGGTTAGGAAGTCTTCTTGGGTAAGCTCAGGATAAATAGCTATGATTTTGTCGTATAAAGTCATTATGCTGCCCTTACCAATGCACCACTAAATTGTGAACCAGCGCCATAAATAGCAACACCACCGCTTCCGTTATAGGTATATAACTCAACATAATCCGTTGTACCATTTAAATAAAGAACTGCGCTTGCAGTAGCGGTTCCACAATTTCCGATTACATCGAAACCCCTCAAAAACTCAGAACCGTTTTTAAAGATAGAAACAATCATTCTTGAAACAGCGCCATTCATTTGGACACTTCCATTTATTTGGTAGTAGCCAGCAACTAATGGCTGAAATCTAGAGTTTGTAACGCTATCAAAAGCATTCGCAGTATCAAACAATTCGGAACCACAAACCATTTTTGTAAAGGTATTGAGAGCTGGAACGGTGCTATTGTTTGATGGATAAGCACTAAACGCTGGTCCAGTACCAGCTACGCCAGTGCCCAAGTCAGCCTGAATCACAGCACCATTAGCTATTGAATTAGTATTGATCTGACTAATCGGCATTATGGGTTACCTTGTTGTGCCTCTAATGCTGCTCGAGCTGCTGCTTCTGCCTCCGCTTCGGCTTGACGTTGTGCTGCTGATTTAACTAAACCTAACTCCAAAGCACGTTCTACGATGGCTTCACGAGTTGCTGGGATAGGCTCACCAATAGCTAAGAAGTTAGTAACTGCAGTCTGGATAATCTCATCCATAGCCACACGGCAGCGCTCGTGAACTGCATTTTGTATCCAAGCGTCTTGAGAAAGAGCGGCATATGAGAGTGCCTTATCTTCTGTTTCTGTAAGTGTAATTGTGTATGTTGTCATTTTTTACCTTTTCTTAGCCAACCAATTGAATGGCGAAATAAATAGAAGTGTTTTGAGTTTGCCCAGAGTTTGGATTGTTAAACCAACCGGCGCCAACAGAATCACCAGCTGCTAAACTTACTAATTGAGTGCGATGCTTTGCGTAGTACCACTGAGCAGCAGGAAGTCCGTTATTTACTACAAGTGGTTGTGTTCCGTTAATAGAAACAAAATAGTAAGAATCCCAGTGTGGCTGAAAGTATGCACTCATTTGCCCACCAAAACTGATAAGGTATAACCCTGTAATAGGCGCAGTAAATAAACCTGTAGAAGAATTATAATAGCCACCTCTGTTGATTGTTGCCGATGTGCTAGAAAGATTTCCAGTGCCTCCTGCTCCTACTGATACGTTGTATTTTTCTAAATAGCAAGCTGGCTGGTATGGAGTTGTTATTCTTCCATTGGCGTCAATACGCATCCGCTCTGTGTTGTTTGTCCCAAATAGTAAAGCTGCACCACTTGCTCTATTCCAGCAATACCCTGAGCTTCCACCGTCTTGGCCAACAGCCATACTGCTGGTGCCTGTTGTATTTCCGTTTCCGGCAATTTCAATCATTGCAGATGCCGCAATACCACGAGCCAAACCTAACGCAGCATTAGGGCTAGAAGTACCAATACCTACGTTACCGTTTACATCCCAATAGGGAGCACCGGCAGTCATCTGCGCATTTCCGACAGTCTGCTGACCTGGTTGTATAGTCTGGATGATCGGGCTTACGTAACGAACGTAGATGTTGTTTGTTCCGCTCGGAGGAGCAGAGGTGAACGTAATAACATTTCCACTGATTGTGTAAGCAGTGCTTGGGTTTTGTGGAACGTTTTCAATAACGACTACAACTTCTTGAACGTTATTTACACTTCGGCTTAAAGTAAAAGCCGTAGTTGAGCCGTTACCATTAAAGTAATCAACTATTGCGGTAAACGCTTGCTGGGTTGGTGAATTACCAATTACAGCCATTATGCGATCTCCAAGAGGCTGCAAACAACATCGCCTGAACTAGCGGCGCTTGTTACTACCTTTAATACATCTCCAGCTTCAAGAACGGTTTTTTGATCTCCGCCAACAATGACTAAGGCCATGCCAACTGCAATCGTTGCGCCTTTTACTAAGTAATAATCTACTCCACCTGAAGTAATATAAGCGTCTGTAGTAATTGGGCTAACAGTTGTATTTGCTACGGATAAACCGATAACTGTAGTTTGTGTGGCTGAAGGGCAAGTATAGACAGTAGCTGCCGATGTACCTACGCTTTTGCTAAAGAAGTTCTTAAAAGTATTTGCCATTTATTTTGTATTCCTTAAATATTCTATTGCTCTTTCTAGTAATCCAATATCATCTCTTAAATTTCCTATGCCTGTATTGCAATTACTACAAAGCAATCCTCTAATTTTTCCTGTCTCGTGGCAATGGTCTACTGCAAATGCTTTACGCTTACCTGTGTCATTTGTACCACATATTGCACAACAACCGCCTTGTGCTTCCAACATTGTTAAATATTCTGAATAACTTATTCCATATATTCGTTTTAATTTACTGTCTCTATCGTTTTTATAATCATAAGGTCTTTTATGTTTATGTTCATGATAGCTATTATTTTGATACTTACGATGACATTCGACACAGTTAGGCCTAATGCCGTCTTGATACTTTATGTTCTTTGGAAACTCATCTACGGGTTTCTCTTCAGAACAAGTTTTACATATTTTACTCACCCCAATGCAATCGCTAAAGCTACAGCCGTTCCTGCTGGATCGAAATCTGTACTATTTGCTACTGCTGCTGTGCCAAGCCCCATTGAAGTTCTAGCTGTAGCTGGGTTTTGGTTAACCCACAAATTAGAGCCGTTGCGTACTAAAAAATCGTTTTGGGTAGCTCCACTAATAGCAACATCATGCAGTTCGTCTAGTTCATAACCATTTTGAATGCGGGTTTGAATAACTCCTTGGTTTGCATGAACTCTTGTTACGATACCAACATAAACTAAATGGTTTGGTGCTGACGGCTTTGTCTGAGTATATCCGCCTGCAACTGTGGGGCTTAAGTAAACAATCCCACCTTCAATTAGTCCAAGAGTATTTAATCCTGCAACTTCCCCAGTAATAACCACAAATCCGTTTTGGTTATTGGGAATGTCAGCTTGAATCATGCCGTACGTCTGAGCCGAAGTAGCATCAGATGTAGCTAATGCTTTCTGAACAAGCATCTTATTGCCGGCTGCGCCTGCAGGATAAACAATTGTACCTTTAGTTAAGGTAGCCCCTGTTTCGTTTCTTACTTGCGCAATTAATGTACCTGTATTGGCCGCAGTTCCTACACTTAAGTCAAAGACTGTTCCAGTGGGGGAGAGAATTACACTTCCGTCAACAGAAGTCAAATTACTAACTGCTGCGTCTGCTTTTGTTCCCTGTGCGGCAGTGGCAAAGCTATCGGCAGAATATCCGCTGTCTTTAATTAGCTTGCCAGTTACGCCGTCAAAAGATGCAAAGTCATTAGCTACAGCACTTGCTGGGCCATCGACATCACCGACTGCACCTAGGTTTACAGATAAATCACGAGACGAACCCGTACCAGTAATCGTAACGCTAGTATCCGTAGATGTAAGCGTTTCAATCTTGGCGTCGTTTAGGTTGACAAAGTTAGCATCGACCTCATTATTAGTGAGGGGACTTCCTTTGCCAGCCCGGGTTACTATGGTAGTCAAAGTCTACCCTTTCGGATTAAGAGATTGTAATTGTCCAAGTAACGCTCATTGCGTCATCTGAACCTTTATTTACAACTGCAAATACTGTACGGCAAAGCATTGTGCCTGCGCTTGCTGCGTTTAAAATACCTGCTTCAGTTACTGCACCAGTTGCGGTTGCAGGTGGGAAAGTCGCAGTGTAAGTAACGATATTAGAAGCAGAGGTACCAGAGGACAAAGCCACTCGGCCAAGTTCAGATTGAAGTGCAGTATCGCCTGCAGCAGCCGCAGTTGTACCAGAACCAAGAGCCATATGACTCATGATATTTGAGGCGGTGCCAACCATACGAGAAGCGACATAAGCTAAACCGGTGTTAACTACCAAGTTTTTAAACTCACGCTCTTCTTTAATTTTACCGTCAGGGCCTGTGATTACGACCCGCAAGGAGCCGGAGGCTTTTAAATTTTCGTTTGTGTTCATACAGCTCCTTTATGTGAAGGTTCGATACGAACCAACGTAATCTTCTAAGAAATAAGTAATATCACAGTAGTTTTGCATTAGCAAGTAGCCACTGCTTCCTGTTGAGACATTATCCGACTTATTTGGCGCAAAATCAATAACTTGCGCACTGGTATTCGTAGTGAAGTCGCTTATTGACTTGATGAACTGATGCTGAATATTAGCATCCATATTGTCCACCATAGTAATAGCATCTGATACGGGTTTACTAATATCACGAGAAGCAGCTTCACCTATCACAACTGCGTCTGTCTTTAACGTTTCTACCGCAAATGTCGGTGCGTCTACAGCAAAAATATCTTCAGCAAACGTGCGTATATAAATTAGCACTAAATTAATACTATCTGCAAGGGCTGCAGAATCTGCAATGTTTTTGGCTGTGCTCAAACGAACTGCGTCCGCTGGCTGATTTAAGCTATCCGCTACTGGCTTAGATACATCTAGATAAATCTGGTCTGCAGGTGTAATGACATCTACTGCCAATACATCTGGCATCGTGACTTTTGCGCAGACTTTGACTTCAAGGTAAGAAACACGTGCGCATGGCTGAATATAACTAGCTTGCGCTTGTGCATTGATATAGGATACCTGAGCCGCCGGCTCAATAAAACTGACCGCTGCTAGAATTATAGAAGAAGCAGTAGTACTACAGCTCATTAAAACTCGGCTCTAAGCGTAAACTGTAATAAATCGTAAACAGTCAAAATCTGACCATTAAAGCTCATCTCAATCTCGCCTTGGTACTGCCCTGGAGCAATATCAAGAGTAGTTCCGGGGAAGAAGAACATTACTTCTCCATCGGCGCCACCATTGGTTTTTACACAAGTTAGAGTAGATAAAACAGTTGTGCCACCTTGGGCACGGAGCTTTACAACAACTGTAGTGGTCTCAGCAGATAAATCGATTGGGTCGCCTGTCTGAGCGTTTGTTAGCGTCAGAGTAACTTCTGGGAGGTTATCTCCCTGAACCAGTTTAATATTAGTACTCATACCCACCTCTGGAATTCAATTCTTGGGGATCCACGAGTCAAGCCCTTAGTGACTTGCATGCGGACTCTATTAATCTCGTAACGGAACATCTTAAGCGCTTCGATGGCGCCTGCTTTATCCGAATAATCTTGCCGTGGCTGAGCTAGCAAACGGCCTCTTGCACCCCAAGCAATAGCTTCTGCGTACTGCTCATATATCTCAGAATCAATCTCTGAAGAATCACGAGTTGGGGCAATAGCTGCTTTTACATAAAGAATTGCAGGTTGTGTGACATAAGGCGTAGGAACCAGCATTACCTCTGGCTTAATCATGCGGGTAATGTATTGTGGTGCGCCTTGAATCTGTTGGTAGTCGCCCATGCGATAAATCTCAGCTAACTCGTCTGGGCCCTTAGGAATCAATAAGTTAGTATTAAAATATGCCTGAACAGGTACTACAAACTTAGTATCAGCCGGTGTTTGAACAGGGTAACTATTCTGTCCGTTAACAACATCCATTGCTGGAATGTTAATCTGCCATACTAAAGTCTTTTCGCAAAACTCAATCGCTGCTTGCTTAATAGCGTTTTCAGCAATAAAGTCAGACGCATCAGGTACATACTGGAGTACTAATGGCAAGAACTTTGAATATGGGACGGTGAAGCCGTAAGCTTGTGTCATGATTGCGAGCCTGGTTTGCTAGGGTCTTTAGGAGCAAATTGCTGGTTAGGGCTATTTCCAAGTTCCGAAGTAGATTTCTGAGTCATAGAAGCCATAAATGTAGAAAGGTATCCACTCGCCAATTGCAGTCCTGGAGCGTACTCAGCATCTTTACTACATGCTCTATACAGGACATAGTCTAATAAAGGAGTAGCAAAAATATCATTCAAAGCAATTACTTCATCTTCATCCGCTAAAGGTGCAGGGACTGGAGAATAGTTTACCTGCAAGTATGCTTTTCCAGTATTAGGCGGGTAAACAAAAAATACGGTTTGATCTTGTGGATCAAAAATATAGTGACGTGGTATTAGTGTCGGACAATCGTCGTGCCAATCAGGATTAAACGAGTCAAGTAATTCACGTGAAGTTAAACGGATAGCACGGCCTGGCTTAGTGCCGTCAGTGCCCATAAATCGAATAACTTCTAAAAGTGTCCAGCCATCAGCTGGAATTGACTGGCGAGTACCAGCAACTAGCTTATATACGCTTACTTTATTGGTAGCGTTAGGGGACATGATGACAATTTGACGTTGTCCATCATTGATCCAGTCTAGAAGTTCGGCACGAGTCCAGCGATCATTACCTACGTCAAGTAGTTGTATCGCTGCCTTATCGATGATGGATTTTGCGGTAATTGTTCCCATAACCCTATTATATTAGGAAAAGGGGCCGAAGCCCCCTTCGTTTTGCAAAAATTAAGCAGGTGTAAATGTGATGGCAGTGATATTTGCAGGTGGGCCGCCTGGAGGCGCTGTGCCGCCACTAAAATCAATAGTTGTAGATGCTACTCCAGCAACGTAAGCCCATGATGCATTAATTACACCGGTGTATTGCATACCGCTTCTTGTGACAACACAGGATGTACCAACAGGCTGAGCTTTTAATGTATTAAACGCAGCTGTATCTGACCAAGACGATCCTGTTGCGGTCATATCAAATACTAGCATTCCGCCTGAAATTTGTAATCCGCCGATTGAATACTCTGTGCCCTGTGTGTATGTTACTGGGGTAGAGGGTGTAGGGCCACTGCCGACTGCTTCCATAATAGCAGTTGCTTGCGTCCCAAATAAACCTTGTTGTACTAACTCATCTGCAGTAGCGTCGCCTTCTTTAGCAGCTAAAATCTGCGTAGCTTGAGTAGTAGAAAATCCTTGAGAAACTAATGCTGCATCAGAACCTGTACCAGCTCCAACCGCAATAACTTCTGTTGCTTGCGTACCAGATAAACCACTGGATACTAAGTCATCAATAACAGCCATTTTTTATTCCTTAATCATAAATTATTACTGCTTGTACTGGAGAAAACCCAACGCTAACAAGCTGTGATGGATTTCCATTTTGACTGATTACTTCAGCTTGGGCGATTGAACAACCTGCTGAAATCAATGCTGTACGATCATATCGAGAATAAGAAATTGCTTGTGCTTCTGCCGCCCAAATTCCTGCTTCTACTAGTGCGTCTATATATGAAGACATTTGCAGTTCCTTAAATCAAGTTGTGGGTGGAGAATTCTCCACCCACTGTGCGGTTATTAACCTGCTGCTACTAACAATGCCAAGCCGTCAGCCTGAACAACTTTGTAACCGTACACGTTCAAACCACGAATCAATGTACCGAAGTCGTTAGGGTTCTGTAAGCTCTCAACTTTAGCAATTTGTGATGCGAAAGTGATTGCAGACTTGTGGCCAGCCATGATTGCATGACGCTTAGCTGTACCAGCATCAGCACCGCCAACCCAGTTTTCACCAGCAGCTGCACGTGGCAACAAATTGGATACATAAACTGTGAAGCGATCGATCATTCCAACCTTACCGTTACGGAGGATAGAAGATGGGTCACCCATGAACTGAGCTTGAGCCAAGTTAGATTGCATCAAGATTTGACGCTCTGTTGGGCTAATTACCAAGAAACGGTCAGTTTCAGGAACGTTAGCTTCATCTAATACAGAAGACAATGCAGTGATGTTCTGGAGGATGTTTGATGCTGACAATGTTACAGGAGTGTCGTCAGTACCGAGGTCAAACGCACCAGAAATCTTACCAGCGTCAGCGCCTTGGTTGTAAGAAGCACCTTGATTGAATGTGCCACCCAAAACGTCTTGATCGATCTGGATCTTCATCTGCATAGCAGCGTCGTTTGTGAAAACGTCCATCAACTTAGGCTTAGCTTGCAACTCGAGAACGTTGTTAACGTTTACGCCGAAGTATTTACCTTTGTTGATTGTCAAAGAGATAGTGCTAGGAGCAGGAATCTCATATGCCAAGTTTTGGCCGATTTCGTAGTTGTTGATGGTGATTGTTGGGATGGTGTTGATAATTACTGTATCGCCCATACCAGTGATGTCACCTTGCCAATCTGTATTAGCGATTTCGCCAAAAACAGTAGCAGCATAGAATTTCTGAGCCAGTTTACCTGACCAGAGGGTAGGAATAAAAGTACCGCTGTAAGCTGTACCAGAGTAAGCGGTTTCGCCGTTAGGAGCGTTAAAACCACCTGCGTTAATTGGGTAGACTGCGCCCGGAGTAATTGTAGACATCTATGTTTCCTTTCTAGGGATTTAAAATACCACTCTCGCTCCGGGTCTTAGTTCGTTTTTAGCGAACACGCCCCTCGGCAATTGCGGCGTGAATTTGTTTTTCCATCTGTGCCGCCTCTTCATCGGTGTAGTAGCCACGGCGCCAATCTGAATAGAACTTCTCAATGTCATTATTAGTAAACATTGGTTTGTCCTGATTGTCTCCAGGCTGCGACGTCGAACGAGTACGGGTCGGCGCAACTTGACGTTGAAGCTCTTGCTGGCGATTCACTTGAGGAGCTGGTGCTGGAGCTATAGTCTGCTTATAAGCTTTAAAGATTGTCGCTACACGAGCAACATCTAAATTCTCATAAGCATTGTTTAGCGCAACATTCTTAGGAATTCCATAAACTGGGTCAACTTCTTGTAACCAAGCAATAAAACCTGGATCTACATTAATTGCTTCCCAATCAGAAACTTGCTGTGCTAAACCTGCCAAGAAACGGTCTTTATCAGACACTACTTGACGCTCAGTCACATTCCCAAGTTGCCCTTTAAGCTGTTTAATTTCCTCTTTAAGCTGTGCTTCAGAAGATTTGAGTGTTGCCACTTTAGCCTCTGTTGCTCGCTCAATCAGGTCAATTAAATCTGGCCCAAATGCTTCTTTGTCTTCGTCAGTGATTAGAGAACTTGTCTTTGGTGTTTCCGCAGCTCGTGCCTCGATATTCGCTTTGTCATCCAACAGTTGCTGGATTTGCGTTTGCATCTCACGCACTTGACTATGCAATCTAGGTACTTCTGCGTCATACATTCCTTTTAAGGTGTGGTACTTGTGGGCCCACTTCTCTTCAGGGATTTCCGTTGACTTAGTCTCTTGCGAAACGTTATTGTCAGGCGGCGGATCGTTTGGTGGCGGATCTTGAGGAGGATTTTGTCCTACTGTCTGATCACTTTGTTGATTATTCGGGTCAGTCTCCGAGGAGCCCTCCCCGGTCTTTTCGCCGCCTAATTCGGCCGCAATACGGTCTGCTTCTTCCAGCTGTTGCTGAACTGCCTTTGGCAATGCCATTTCTATCTCCTTTAGCTCCGACTCTCATGTGCGCTCCGCTCTTAACGGTGTGCGCAAACTCGATATACGGTCTGCTACTACGGTTTATGCTATCCCTTGCGGGTAGCGCTCAGTTTGGTGACTAACTCGTTAGAGTTTTTGATATGACCTAGTAAGTCGGCCAATACCCCGGCTTCACCTTGTAACCGGAAAATTTGTTCTGTTTGCACAGAGCCTACTAGTTGCTCTAGGGTTCCTTTACGGCTCTCCCTTAAGTACTCAACTAAAGGTTCGAATTCTTTGGCTTGCAGTCGTTGAAAACAACGAGCTACTTGCTCATCTAGTCTTAGCACTTACTTGCAAAGACCTTCTGTACGAGCGGATTCTTGAGCGAACTCTTTACCGCCACGCTTACCTAAAGCATCTACATTACCATCAGAACCACCGGCTCCTTGGGATGCAGCGCCTTTGCTCATGCCGTCAGTTTTTGCTGACTCTTGAGCGTACTCTTTGGAGCGGGACTCCATTGGTGCGATTGCTTTCATAAAAACTCCTTAATGTCATCAGGTAAGTACCTGATTTAGTTACTATTTACAACTTCTATACTACTTTGTCAAGCTTTACTGCGAAAATCTATCAGTTACTGGTGCGCCATTCATAAGTTGTGCTCCACCTGGTGCTGCTATCGGAGTACCACCTTGTTGAGGATTACCTTGTTGCTGATTTGTTAGTTCTGCTGCTTGGGCCATTGCTTGCTGTTGTGAAGCTTCAGCCTGCTTGATCTTCATCTGCTCTGCAGATGGAACAATCTTGTCTACGTTCATATCTAACGTACCAGCAGCTTGGCGTAGCAATTCAGCAATACCTTCCATGCCTACTACTTGCTGTGCGGCAGGGCTATTCAGTGCGATTGACAAGAATTCGTTTCTGCGTTGCTGCGCTTGTTCTTTCTCAAGAATCGAAGCAGCTCCTCTAGCAACAATATCAACATCACCCTTAAGATCAGGATCATCGCTATAGCGCATGTTGTAATAGTACAAGCGATCTACGCAAGGTTTAATAACATGTTCATCGATATTCGCAATAACTTGCTTAATTGACTTACCAGCGTTTGTCATCAACATGGACATACCTGATGCAGTTCTAGCAGCGCCGCCTGTAGGTGATCCGCCAGTCATGTATCGTGGAATACCTGTGTATTCGTCAGCTAATGTTGCAAACTTCTCATACACCGCCATCAATTCGTTAGCTTGTGTAGATGGTTGGAAGAACTCAACTGGTTTAGAGTTAGACCCGATCGGATCTGCAGTAACTTGCCAAATCTTCCATGGGTACAACTGGGTAACAATTTCACCCTCTGGGAGACGATCAATGTTGTAAACAACCTGTGGGCCTGATGCCAAGCTCATATTGTTCACCAAGCTGCGAGCAGCAGCGTTACAGATGTCTTGAGTGTCACGGCATAGGTCAGCTACAGAATTGCCCCAAAACGCTCCTGGGACTTCCTCGTAAGAGGTCTTGTAGTATGGTTTACGACCGAGTGGATCTGGGTTGATAACCGCTTTGATAATCCATGTACCGATAAGCCAAGCTTCAATCGGATATTCAGCCATTGGGTCTGGAACTTCTTCTTCGCTCATACCCCAGTCACGGAGTAAGCGACCTTGTACAGAACCCCAGAACTGTAATGCGTCTATAAGTTCAGAAGGGTTTTGGCCAGCTGCTGTCGTTGATTTGCCTTCCGCTGTAGCCTTTGTAAGGTCGACATATATCCACTCACGGAGTCCACCTTTGCCATACTGCTCCAAAACTCCACGGATTGCACCATCACTATAGCCATCAACGCCGATAAGTTGGTGCAAGTCTGCTCGAGATAATTTGTGTCTTTCAATTAAATACCCGTCATTAACTGTAGAAGCATCTGGAGCTGGATAAATGTTGAACGGACTTACTCGTTCCCACTCTAATGCTAATGTGTTTTGTACTTGGAGATCATAGTTACCGCCTGGCATCTTGACCCACTTAAGCTCAGGACGATTGCGTACAACTGGGCCTTTTAGCAACGCAGCAGGGAATGTAACTAAGTCATCGATGAACTGAGCAAACGCTGTAGTCCACTGGCCTTCGATCATCTGCTGATGCATTTTCTTTTCCATGCGCTTTGCAGTATCTTCTGCAATCTCACCAAGCTGGCGATACGCTGCATCTTTTAGCTTTAGGAGAAGTTCACGGACTTCAACATCTGTTGGATTTAAACCAGCGGCAAGCATTGTTTCTAATTGCTTTTGTGCCTGCATCATGAGGTCTTGCAAAATATCTGGTTCCATATCTGGAATCGGACTTGGGCGCAAGCTCCATGGTTTTTCTTCAGGGCTAGACATAATAACGTCACGTAACCAGCTGGAGGCAGCACGGCACTTGTTAGATGTCAGCATCATGTAAATTGTGGAACTACCCTGCTCACGCAATTGCGCAAGTTTGTCAGGATCATACTGTCCACGGCGAGCACGAACAGATTTAAGCATTTGCTGCTCAATCGTGTACTCTTTTGCCATACGAGCGTACCACCACTTTTGCTTGATGTACGCAGCAAGATTCTGAATAACAGTACTAGAATTTGCGTCGACGGCTGCTTTGCGCTCCTCTTCTTGGAGCTGCTTGATGGACTTAATTGGTACGATACCACCAACCGAGGTGTAGCCCGGTGCAGTAGCGTTTGTGATATTCAACGCAGATTCCATAGATTATTCTTGGATGTTAATAATTGCTTTGTAACTCATAAGTACTTGATGTGTCAAGCGTTAATCCCAAACAAAGTTATGTTTTTCTACTTTTTTGGCTTTTTTGCTTAAAACATCCCCAGTCAAATTGCCATCAGCATGCAAACAAGCGTACTGGAACGCATCGGCAACGTGCGAATATTGGTTCTTTTCCGGTTTGTCATCGACATCACCGTTATTTCGTATTTTATACCTATATCCGCCTCGTAGTGCATTTATTATATTTCTGCAAGACGGATCAATCAGCATTGTTACTTTGCCGTCAACCATACGAGTTAGCAATGCATCTACTGCGCTTAATCTAGCTACAACGCTGTTAGACCTTGCTGGGATGACACGAAATCCCTCTTGTTTCAAAATATCGAATACAGATCGCTCATCAGTCTGCGCCCTTTGCGTACCCGCTGGGTCTCCGATGATCAAACATGGCATACCCGGAAATTTATTAGCTAGGAGCGGTTTTAGCTTCTCACGGACAAATCTGAGCGTACCCATCCCCTCGGAAACCAAATCCGCATACGTGAGAAACCTACCCTGAGGGTCTACCTGACTAATCGTACAAGCTGGTGTTAAACCGAAGTCCATACCAATAATCAGAGGATTCGTGGATAGTTTAATATAGTTTAGTGGTTTTTTGCTAACGTGGATATCAGGATCGAAAGCCCTAAAAACAGGCTGGCCACTAAGAGACTTACCAAACTGAGCATTAATGTAGACATCGACCCAGTCTTCCGACTTCCCTTCCGCCAAGTTCTCATAATAGCCCTCAGGTAGAAACTCGAGCCAATCCGCTTCTTGGGATAAACCCGATGGTTGAAAATAACATGCCGCATTCTTTGGTGGGTCGCTTAGATACTGCTCCCAGAACGTGTCCATGTCTGGTGGGTTTGTCATCCCCCAAATATGCGCATTACTAGCCCCGTCGTCAGTAACACAACCAACAGTATTATCCAGTTTAGAAGGATAACGGCCCAGACGTCCTTGCAGTGCGTTAAAAATGTCGGGATTGATCTCACGGAACTCATCGAGGATGCCGAAAGAAGCCTGTAGAGACAATAGACGCCGTACGTCGTTAGAATCATCAAGGCCACGGAATAAAATTTCACATTCGACATCATCGAACCTTAGAATAAATTTGTAGTTAGTCTTTTCAAACACACCCGCTTGACCGTCTGGATACCAACGCAGAACGTCCGGAATACTCGTATCCTTTAACTGCTCTCGTGTGTTACGAATCCAAATAGCTCGTGACCGTCTTATGCCATCTCTGCATTTCGCCATCCTACTAGCGTGATATGCAATCTTCATAATTCCAGCTGTGGTCTTTGTCGATCCAACTGGCCCTACGATTAATGATATAAACGACTCGTCGGTTAAAAACTCAGAGACGCTCGCCGGTGGTGTGTATGTTAAGTGGCTCATTGAGCTTTCTTTTTACGCTTCGGTTTATCCGCTTCGAGCACTTGCTCGATCGCCTCAGTCTGCTCGATCTGTTTAATATTTTCAACTTCTTCGACATGTTCTGCTGATATGTCGATCGGTTCAGCTTTTGGTGGCGTGAGATTTATCGTGATCGAGAACCCTGGCCCAGCTTGCACCTGCGCATTTGTCTTTGGCTCCATATCACCCAGCTTAGCACCTAGCTTTACGAACTCAAGCTTTTGTAAAAGCGTTGCATCATTGCTTCTTGCAATTTTGTATGCGTCTTCAAAAACGTCCTCAGTGAGCGCTTTTGCTTTTATTTTGAACGTAATTCCGCTGGTCTCAAGCTCAGCCTTTTTAGCTGCCACTGCATCAGTGAACGGCTTCCAAGACTGGAGCTTTTCCCATTTGAGTCCTTCAAACCCATAGCGTGAAGCAATCTCACGGGGATCTTCCATCCCCATGGCTACGTTAAGAATTAACTCCTGCGGTACATCAAGCGCCGGTGGCGCTGTCGGAATCAGTTCTTCGTCCATCTAAGTATTCTAAAATCGCTTTACGGATAAGGTCAGACATAGTCGTACGGTCTTGATGCGCTTGTTCTTTTAACGCCTCAACGACTTCATCTGGTAGGAAGAAGTTGTGTCTTTTCATTTTATTTCTTTTTGGTTGGACGAGTAGTCGCCTTGGCTACGGTTTTTCTAGCTGGAGCAGCCGCACTACGCATCGGTTTTTTGGCCGAAGTGGATTTCGCTCCTTCTACTTTCTCGCCTTTTTTGTAGGCTGCAGGGCTTAACTTTTTCTCAGCAGCTTCTTCTTTTTTAGACTCTGTGCCTTTAAAGAAACCTAAGAGTTTGTCTAGTGCTTTGGATGCCATGGTGCTTCTCCTTTGTGGTTGATGTGCGTATTATGTATACGGTGTTTACATGTGTCAAGTCTTTTTATTTGCAAACCATTCTTCGTACTGGTGGTAGTTTGGCTCATCTAATGGAATTCCATGGTGCTCGTAGTAGTGGCCCTTTCGATGGCAATTAGCACACAGAACCACGCAACGCTCCCGAATCTCGTTAATCGCTCTTCTAAAACACCCATTGGCTACAAGCTTGTGAACCTTTTTGTTATCGGCCTTGCGAACTACATGATGAAAGTCTAGTGTATTGGGGTGATTTTCTGAGCATAGTGCGCACTTAAGTGTGGATTTAAATACACGCCACTGGGCTTTGCCCTTTTCTTTGTTTACTTTTGTGCGAGCTATATGGGTTTCTTTGTTGCGCTCATACCATCGTCTCTGGGCTTCTTTTTGCCGTGGGTCTTTTGGGTCAGAATATGCCATGTGTGTAGGTTAGCATAAGGTGGGGTACTTGCGCAATGTATGTGAAGCATCGGGTTAGTAAACCATCCGCTTTCCCCCGTGGGTGTAAATTTGGTGGACTAAAAGCTGTAATGTAGAAAGCCGCAAAACCCATTACTTGCCACATCCTTTATCGACGGCTTAACCACCCGAAATGATTTTAATACCTATGGGTAAAAATTGCTTAGTGGATTTGACGCCTATGGGTATAAAAAAGTTTCCTGATCGGGCAATTCTGATGAAAAAGTAGGCAGAAATAGAGAAATCTTCCCGATCGGGGTTTTTTGTAAAGAAAAGTTTTGGGATTGTAAAGTTATTAAATGACTCATTAATAAGGCTTTAAGGTATTTAAGGACTCTTTAATGAGTCAGACATACACAACGTGTGTATATACCTAAAAATAGGCCTTGTTGTATGGCAAACACGTAAAAGCACCCCCCGCCCCCTCACCCCCTTTGTCCACCCCCTTAGCCCCCTGCCATAGGTAAGCCGATGGCGTTCTTACTTAGGATTCTGCCAGAGGTGTAGGGCTTACGATGTTCCCTACTACGGGTTGGTCTATACCTGAGCATCCTTTAGACTTAGATGGGTAGCTTCCTAGTGCTGAAGCGTTGAGTCAATCTGATACTCAGTAAGCACAACATGGCGGGCGAAGTCTAGCGGGATAGTATCCGTGGAAAAGGCAAGATGTAATTGCCACACCAGAGCGAACCGCACTACACCACGATGTGTAGATTAGGGCAGAAAATACAAAATCTGTGCCTAAGTCCCGAAATGTGTAGGGACAATGCAAGGGTTATGAGAGAGGATTCCGACCCTTGAGTGCAAAGTCAAAGCGTTCGAAGCGTATGACCCATAACACTCAAGGGGTTTTTATCAAGCGCCTTATTAGTAGGGTGTTTGATTCTGACTAACTTACTTAAGGAATTATCAATCATGGCTCTACATACAGCAGAAGTATTAAACCAAAAAATCTCCGCAGTTGGCAAAACCGCAGGTGAATTGCAGTCCGCTATTCAAGAAGTAGCCGTTCAAGCAGTTGGCTATTCAATCGAGCATGGCGATATTCGCTTCGGTCAAAAGTTGTTTGATGTGCTCCCTAGTGGTGTGCGTCGTGCTAGCTTGGTAGCTTTCTTAGAAAAGCACGGTAACTTTGCTTGGTCTAAAGAAGAAAAATGCTTTAAGTTCTTCAAAGGATTGGGCGAGCCTCGTGTATATGATGAGCAAGCACTCATGGCGATTAACTGGGCATCTGCAACAAAAGAAACAATCGTATCCTCTTATGACCTTGAAGCCATCATGACCAAAGCAATCAATGCGATGGAAAAAGCATTCAAGGAGCATGAGAAGTCTGGTGTCAAGATCGAGAACTCAGCAGTCTATGATTACCTGTGCAGTGCTCGTGATTCATACAACAACGACAAGTATTCAGTAGAAGCAGAACTCAAGGTAGCGTAATGCAACCTTCCTCGCCCCGAGCTCACCACTCGGGTCGAGATTCATTTAACTCATTACACTCACGGAACTTACATCATGCGTTTAGCCATGCAGTGCATTAAATGGAATAACCCTGTGCCGTTTAAAGGTGGATACAAGCGTCAATCATACGCACCAGCCAAAACTCGTATCAATCCATTGGTTGTAAATGTGTATGTGCCAGATGAATCAGGTGAACTTGTCCTTCAAAAGCGTGTAAGACCCAAAGCAAGGTAGTTATCCACAGGGTGTGTAGGCTATTATCCGTTTTTAGGGTGTTTGCCATGCGGATAATAGAACGGATAATAGGAATTTCCATATGAATCAATAACTTATATCTATCTATTATCCTATTATCCTATTATCCATTATAAACTATACCCTCTATATATTGGAAAGCACATCATGGATGGTGTGTGAAGCATACATATCGTTTACAAATTCCAATATGAGGGGGGTCTATTTGGAAAAAGCGGATAATGGATAATAGAAAATTAAGTCATTGATTCATAAGGCTTTTTTCTTCATTTCTATTATCCAATCCTATTATCCACGGCAACAGTAAACCCACACCATACATAGAATACATTAAATCCACCATATCCGATATATGTGTGCTATACTTCCGCTATGTCAATCAAGGCATATATCAACAGTATAAGGAACATATATATGAGTAATAAATTAACCACATTAAATATATCGCAGGACTTCTACAACTATGTAGCCAAGAAAGCGAGTGCGGAAGAGCGTTCTATTGCGCAATACATACGAAATGCAGTTAAAGTATATAGTGGATATAGTAATGCAACTTTAGCAACAAAAATAAAAACCTCTGACGACTTAAAGTTAGAGGAGTTAGACTTCCCTGACGAACAGTAATACATGGGGGCGATGAGCCCCTTTTCTTATGGAACATCACATGACAAATCATCAGAAATCCGACAAATACTTCAAGTGGTTTTTATTGTTAGCACTCGCTTACTTCACTCTACATTTAATCCACGCAGTTGCCAATGGCAACATATAAGACCACATCAAATCCATAGGAGCATAGAATGAGTCACCAATATTTGTGTGTAGCTTGTTATGGTGGGCATGTAAATCCAGAACGGGCAAGAGCCCTAATTCGCAACGGTTCACCTATCACGTGCATCGAGTGTGGCGACAAGCAAGCCAAAAATCGTAGACATTGTATCGTACCTATGGCAAAATCTAATTACGTAGTAGTTACAGATAGAACATTGCTAAAAGGACTAAACAAATATGCGAACACGGAATAAGCCACACACATTAGATTCATTAAAAGACTTAACCACAATTACCCCCGATGGATGTTGGATATGGCAGGGGACAACTAGGTCAAATGGATATGGAGTAACTGTATATAAAGGAAAGCAAACTACAACGCATCGAGTTGCCTACGAAATAGCTAATAACACCACATTACCAAAAGATATGGAAGTAGATCATATCTGCAACGAAAGAGGATGTATCAACCCAGCCCACTTAGAAGCAGTAAGCCATGAAGAAAATATGCGCCGAGGTGCAGAGCGTAGAACTGTATGTAGGAACGGACACGAATGGAACAAAGCCAATACATACACCACCCAAGTCAAGCGCAAACAAGGCGGACTACGAATGCAACGCTATTGCCGATTGTGCAGAGCAAAACATCAAGCAGATTTAAGAGCAAGGAGAGCATCAAATGGTTAGAAAATACGCACCCAAACTAAGACCAACCACATACAATCCACGAGAACTTTTAGCTAACATAGCTTTATTACCAGTGGCACAAGACAAGCGTGAGGAAGTGTCCAAAGCAAACCCATTTCACTACTCTTTCGGGAATGTCAGACCTATATGGAAAACCTACCAAACATACGCACAAAACATGGGATTGATAGAGCCTACTTATGACTGACTACTACAAGGGCGACCGCATAGTTGAACTTCTTGAGGAGCTACGCCATGCCGAACAAGTGTTTAACCACACCAACGTTGAGAAACTTAATGACGAACTAAGGAACAAGCTCATCGCTGCCAAAGCACATGTAGCCATAATGAAAGCTAAACTTACTGCCTTACAGACCGACTAACCTATAACTTGGAAAGATGTTTACATATGACAGACTTCGCCATTAAACCAGATATACATGTGCAGGTTAAAACCAACTACGGCAACCAGACGATCTATCCGAACTGTGAGTCCAGTAAAACATTTTGTCGTATGCTTGACCAAAAGACCCTGACCCCACTGAACATTAAATACATACGAGAGTTGGGATATACAATCGTTATAGACACACCACAGGTAGAGATATGAGCAAAGGCAATAACGGAGGTGGGCGCAAGCCGACGAGTCCGACAGTAGACGAGAGGCACATGACCTTACAGGAAATTGCTGACATATTTGGCACATCCCGTGAGCGTGTAAGGCAGATCGAGCAACGAGCATTGGGTAAGTTAAGACGCAAACTCAGAGCCATGGGCTACAAACCTGACGACATACTTGGCGAGTTCATCGAGACACCAAGCAGACCGACCCGCATCCGACCCGAATAACTAGGGATTGCACTTCACCCTAGGGTAAACCCTGATACGCAAGTGTCGGGGTATTTGTTTTTCCATCGCAGTATCAATCACTAACTTAAGAGGACTTATGAAATTCTCAGACATCAAAACATCAATCGTTTCTCAATTCCACACAACTAATCTGGTTGTTCCGTATATCGAGGGTAAACCAGGCGGCGGTAAGAGTGCGCTAGCCCAAGCCGTAGGCAAAGAGTTAGGGTTTGATAACGTAGTGCAATTCTTCGCAAGCCTTCGTGACCCAGTAGATTTGTTAGGCACACCCCGTAATGATGGTAATGTAACTCGCTGGATTCCCCCTGAGGAGTTGGCAAAGCTATCGACAGGGCGCAACTTACTTATCATCGAGGAGATGAGCGACTGTAACACCGCTATGCAGAACGGCTTATGTGGTTTGATTTATGACCGCAAACTCAACGATCTTCACCTATCACCCGAGACTTACATCATCGCAACGGGCAACAGGACTCAGGATAAATCGGGTGCGAACCGTGTCGTGTCCAAGCTGATGGGTCGTGTGCGCCACATGGAGTTCACCGAGAACATCGACGATTGGTCTGAGTGGGCGCTTAACGCTGGTATTGATGTAACACTTATTCAGTTCTTGCGCTTTAGACCTGACCTGTTATCTAACTTCAACCCTGATGCCAAGTGCAACCCGACCCCTCGTACATGGGAGCGTGTGAACCTTATCCCTGCTGACTTACCAACAGATTTGTATTTTAGTAACGTAGCTGGCGATGTGGGCGAGGGTGCTGCCGCCGAGTACACAGGTTTCCGTAGAATCTATGAATCACTTCCTAACATCGACGGTATCTTGATGAACCCATCCAAAGCGGAAGTGCCTAAAGACCCAGCGGTTTTGTATGCGCTAACAGGTGCGCTTGCTCATAAGACAAGCAAAGATAACTTTGACAGAGTTTGTGAGTATGTGGACAAGATGAGCCCTGAGTTCCAAGTCATGTGCGTATCAGATGCCATGAAGCTCAAGCCTGAGATCAAAACAACCAAAGCATTCGTAGCATGGGCTGTGAAGAACAGTAATGTGATGCTATGACCTACTGGAACTATCGAGTAGTTAATGTAGAGGATGACCCCGAGGAAGAACCGTTCTACGAAATATGTGAAGTGTTCTACGACGAGAACGATGAACCTGCGGGGTGGACTAAAGCTAACGCATGTGGTGAGGATATTCAGAACTTAGCTGAGTGTATCAAACTCATGGCAAAAGCACTGAACTATCCGACCCTAGAGCAAGAGGACTTTATTGGTAAGTTCTATGACCACGAAGGAGAACTACATTGAAATATATTGACGCACCTAAACCAATGGGCAACAAGTATGACTTGATGCACAACAACACACCATCGTTTGCAAGCACAGTAGTTACATGGGATTGTTCTAAGATGGGCAAGACTACATTCAATCGTGTAGTCAAATGGCTAGAAACAGGCACATCAAAATACAGTAGGGGCGAAGCGGCTTCTATGTATAACGAAATCCGTAAGCGTTTTGAAATCCCTGAGTATATAGTGCGCAACCACACAGGCGAACATCGAGGTGGCGGTGGTTATCTATATTGGGAACATGCAACCCCACAGTTAATGCAAGCACTTGAAGTTGTGTATCAAACCGAGCGTGTAGTAGATCGCTTGGAAAATGCACACAGACCACACTATTACCAACCATGGTATCTAAAGGCTGAGCATTTAACAGATAACAAGGGAGGTTACATATACCTGAACAGTAAGCATGATTTAGCTGAGGTAGAGCGTTGCGTAGCAGAGATAGTAAATAGTGAAGCAATCAAAGCTAAGCGTGAAGCGGCTATTGACTTTGTTAAATCAGGCGGTAAGTTGCAATTTACATGGAGAGCATGATGCACATAACATCATTATCAGAAAAGGCTATGTTAGTTAAGCTGACAATGCGTAGGGCGAACTTAACTAAGCGTGACCAAGTAGCAGAGGCAGTAATTCAACAACAGTTAGATGACACTAGCTTGATCGTAAACAGTAAGTTGTTTAGAGATAAGGCGAACCCAGTTAATAAGATCATGACTGCGGCAAGTGAAGTCTATACGTATCACAAACTTAATACATTACCTTGGGCTGATAAGGGCCCCCGTGTCCTACCTAATGCACAGTACATGGACTACACAAGAGAGATGCGTAATCGTATTAACCATGTGGATGCCATGATACAGAATCATTTACCTAACTACGACAAGTATGTTCAGCTTGATATTGCATATCGTAGTAAGAGCCCAACAGCTAGGGCGAAGGTTGAAGACTATCCGACAGCCGAGCAGTTCGAAGCTAAGATGGGATTTGATTTGCGCTTTATGCCAATGCCTGACCAACGACACTTCTTGTTCGACCTATCACCTGAGGATGTCAATGCTTTTAACGAAAGTATGGAGCAGACTGCGGCATTAGCTAAAGAAGACACGATCAAGCGTATGCTCACACCATTACAAAAATTGGTAGAGAAGTTAAACACACCGATCGGTGCTGATGGTGCGATCTTCCGTGACTCAGCTATTGAGAACATCGTAGAAGGTATCGAGCTTGCTCGTAAGCTAACGCTAGACGAGTCGCCTGAGATTAAGCAACTGACTGACATGCTTAACCAAGAGATCACTAAGTATGCAGATAAGACTGAGTGGCTCCGGGAATCACCGATAGTAAGGCAACAAGCTGCACAGAAGTTATCAGATATTGCTAGTGCGATGGGTGCATTCATGGGGGCAGCATGAGTGACTACGAAATCTACATAGCAGGGTTTGCCCTAATAGGCTGGTGTTTTGCAGGGCATTACTATATCCAATCAAAGCAACACAAGTTTGCAGGAATAATGCTTACCCGATCACTGTTAGGGGTAGCGTTAGGTAAGACGAAGCTAGAAATTATTGACGGTGGACTAAAAATTACTGACTTAGAGGACACAGACCATGGCAACACAAGTAAGCAAGCTGGACAAGGCGAAGGCACAGATCGTTCTTGATCACCCGTTCTTTGCAAGTATTCTGCTTAAACGCAAACTAACCCCACGCAATGACATCCCCACATTAGCAGTCAATGCACGGGGCGACATCTTCTACAACGAGAAGTTCATCGAAGACTTAACTGTACCGCAAGTAGTATGGGGCTTATGCCACGAGATCGGTCATGTTATCGGTCAGCATGCACTGCGTATCAAACATCGGAAACATAAGAAGTGGAACTATGCAGGTGATGCGTGGATCAACGATATGCTTGACGATTGCGGAGTCGGAACTCGTATCCCTAACACAGTAGACATCAAAGGCAGTAAGGACAAGACAACCGAGACTATCTACGATGAGTTACCTGACGACCCGAATGGGCAAGGTGGTGGCAGTGGAGGTGGCGACGAAGGGTTCGAGAACGGACTAGGCGACGACATCATGCAAGAAGACCTTACCGACTCAGAGATCAAGGAGATCGAAGCTAACGGCAAAGTCGAGATCGCACAAGCGGCGCAAGCAGCTAAGGCACGAGGCAAGTTGCCCGGTAAGTTAGCCGAGATTGTTTCAGATATTCTCAACGTTAAGACACCATGGTATGACATCCTCGAGCGCTACATGACTGACTGTGTAAAGCAAGACTACACATGGACTAAACCTAACCGCAAGCATATCGGTGCGGGGGTATATCTTCCAAGCGTAGCAAGCGAGCCAGCGATGGGCGAGTTAGCTATTCAGGTCGATGTATCAGGTTCGATTACTAAGCGTGAACTCGATTATTACAACGGTCACCTATCACGCATCATCAAGCAGTGCAACCCAAGCAAAGTTCATGTGCTTTACACCGACACTGATGTTCAAAAGTATGTGGAATTTAATCAAGGCGATGATGTTCAGCTTGAGTTCTACTCAGGTGGCGGTACTGATATGCCAGCAGGCTTTGACTTCTTAAACGAGAAAGGCATCGAGCCAGCAGTATTCGTTTGCTTAACAGACGGCTACACAGGATTCGGTGAACCACCAAGCTACCCAGTCGTATGGTGTATTAGTTCTAATGCAGTAGCAGACCATGGTGAAACTATTCACTTTGAAATGGAGTAACCATGGGATATCTAGCTGATGATGTAGAAGCTATGGAAGATTTAGTAGAAGACCTTAAAAAAGAAAATGAGGAACTAAAACGAGACATGGGCTCTCTTGAGGATGAAATTGAAACTCTAAAAGTAGTGCTAGCTCAATACAACCGAATGGAAAATTACTTACGGGAATACCACCATGGAGTTGTAGAGTCGTTTGAAGTTGCAGAACGAATGGAGTAATCATGAAATACAAATTCTTGCTGGATTATGAATGGCATTACTACATCGGAGGCGATTGCGGATTAAAGCATCGTAAATCACACAGTCCAATTGCACAGATTTTTCATAAAGAGCAAGGAATGTATGAAGCGATGATTGTCAGAAAAGTTAGACATGAAACGCTAGATTTATTTTCAGTAGGTGTATTCAACGATAGCAACGAAGCACAAGCAGTAATCAATCAAATACTAGAGGAGAAGTTTAATGAAAGTGCCAGTGCCGTTTGTAGGATGGATTGAAGTAGAAGAGTTAGATGACATGACAGAAATGTTGCGCCAGCAGATTCAAATTCAACAACGAGAGATATTGCGCCTTGGTATGGAAAATCAAGCAGCATATCAGAGAGGATGGAGCGATGCAGTCAAAGCCGCAACAGAACGAGTCCAAAAGATTTTCGATGCAAGCATTAACGATCAGAGTTAAACGCTGGGTATGGGTATTCTCGTCAGGATTAGCCATAGGGATAATTCTTGGTGGGCAAACCGCATATTGGTCGATCATTAAGGACTGTAAGGTTATGGGAATGTTTAGGTATGGTGATGCACCGATGAGTTGTACTTACCATTTAGTAAACATGCCTGTATATGATTCCACCGTGGACAAACCTAAGGAGAAAAAGAAATGAAATTCTGGTACTCAGTATTTGTAGGCACATTGATATTTGGAATTGTTTATCTAGCTTTTCCACCTAAGGCTTTCTCTCAACAGACAACTGTTTACACAGACAAATGGGGTCAGCCAGCAGGACAAGCATGGACTTATGGTAATCAAACCTTTTACACAAATGAGTACGGCCGACCTATGGGTAGTGCAGCAACAACTGGAGTACAACCGCCAGCACCATTACCAATGCCATACCCACCACAGATTAATGAGTTACGCATTGAACCCATTAGACCCATCGAACCATTGAGGCTGCAATGATACTTAAATCATGGTTTGGAACACTAGCGGACTCAACACCATTTACTGATGTGCCACTTGATGTGCATTGGCATGGCTTGGATTTATACGATGAAGACTATCAAGTAGGTAGAGTAGAGCATGGATGGAACAGATGGGTAGCAATTCCATATTGGAACGAAGAAGAGCAGGAGTTTGACACAAAAGATGAAGCCAAAGCATGGTTGCTAGCCATGTACAAAATGGGAGGAGCAAATGAACCAAAGCAAAGACGTAGAGTTCGCCCAGCAGCAAAATGAGTTAATCGATAAGTACTGGGACATCAACGTAGACCACGACTGGTATCAGTGCACATATGATGAGTTCAAACTTGAGATGCAGACCAAGGGTATTACTGTTGAGGACATAAACTTTACAGGGTTTTATTCACAAGGTGATGGTGCTAGCTTTACAGGTAAGGTAGACATGATCCAGTTCTTGAAGGTACACGGATTAGAAGAACACTACATGGGTGCAACATTCTTTGCAGGTCAAGGCGAGTTATGGGCAGACATTACGAGAGGAAGCAGTCGGTATTGCCATGAGCATTCAGTAGAAGCAACCTTAATAGATGACACATATAACAACTTTGACGATGAAGTTAGGTTTGAAGTCTATACCCGCATGGAAGAAGTACTAAATGATGAGTGGCAACAATTAGAGGAAGAAGTAAACAAGATATGTAGGGGTTACATGCAAGACTTGTATCGACAGTTACGAGATGAGTATGAAGCCCTTACAACCAAAGAAGCAATATGGGAAACCATAGTAGCAAATGATTTACATGTTTTAGAAGCAGCTTAATTTACTAACTTAATAGGAGAATTACCATGGCATTTGTAGCAATTTCTAGAGACTTTATGCACCGTGTTACCAGCAAGATCGAGAACATGCGTCGAGCAGAAGTTAAGACCTTAGGCGAGAACCGCCCTGAACTAGCACTTAATCCAGCAGACCCATTCTATATGCAAACTATATGGGGTGAGCATGCTAGCTTATATTCCCAAATGCCTAAGGAGTGGGTTGGACATCAAGAAAATATTCGCCTCAAGTTTAGAATCCCAGGTGCAACCCGTTCAGTAGAACATCGTAATTGGTTTGAGTTCCGTGCAGTATCAACTAACAAAGACGGTTTCCCAGTACCACCACGATTTGCTTCTTACGACGAGAAAGAGTGTGATTCGTCTAACCCACTGCTCGCATCTATCGTGGACTATGCGGTGAAGCTTAATGAGATTGATACTCGTTGGGAAGTAGTACAACAGAAAGTTACTGAGTTCTTACATGCTTGTAAGTCAGCTAACGAGGCAGTTAAGTTATGGCCTGACGTTAAGGTTTACTTTGACAAAAACGACATTGATCGTCTCGAGACTAAAGCTGCTCGTGCAGGTAGCAAAGACTCAGCAGCAGCCGAAGCACTAGCTGGTATTGATACAGGCGAGATCATGGGTGCGGCAGTTATTGCACGTCTATCAGGAGCACAAGTATGAGCGAGGAGCGTTTAATCCGTATCGAGTCTAGGCTTGTGCAGATTATGCTCCATCTTGGAATGAACCCTTACAAGAAAGAGTATGAAGCCACAAATAAACACACAACAAGCTCTAGCCTTAATTCATGTTGCGGAGAGGAATCTAAGGGAAAACCCTGATGACCAACGGCTAAAGAATTTAACTAACTCAGTGGTGTCTATTGTCGTGCTGTATTTAAGGCAGCCAACGGCGATAGTCACCCTGCCACAATTAAATGTTTACAACCGCTTGCGCAACTATTTAGAAAAGAGTAACATACACACCCCACAGGAGAATAATGATGGCAGTAGGTGATGTAAATAGTACAGAGCGTGGATCAGGCGCTAGATACAACGATGACAAGCCAAACATGAGTTTGATACCTCTATGCACGTTGGAGGATGAGGCTCGTGTGTGGGCTTATGGTGAGAAGAAGTATGCAGCATGGAACTGGGCTAAGGGCATGCCATGGTCTGTTCCTCTAGCTTGTGCGCTTCGTCACCTATCATCTTGGCAGAGGGGCGAGGACATTGATCCCGAATCGGGACAAACACATTTAGCCCACGTCATGTGCAACATCCGTATGTTGATGCTATATACAAAAACCTACCCTGAGGGTGATGATCGACCACCTAAAGACTTAATGCCTAAATGAATCACAACCTTAAAGAGAAGATGCTTCCTGAATGCTACGAATATAGTCTGAACGATGTAGCAGAAAAGATGTTTTTAACTGGTCGCACAGTATCAGCTATAGAAAAACGGGCAACAGAAAGCTTTAAACAGATATTTGCTACACGTGGCATTGATATTAAGGACTTATTACCATGAACAACATTCCGCACATCGTAGACACAGGAGCGAGTTATGTTCCTGAGGAAGTAAAAATTCAGCTAAAGATTACCCAAGAAAATCCTGATGGCTCAGCCGATGCAGTTGTTAAGTTTAATGCTCCAGCATTGGAGTGCTTAGTCCAGTGGGGCTTGGTAAAAATGATTGAGGAAGGACTAAAGACCTATGCCCCCGTACCAGCTAAGAGACGAAAATCAGGAGTTGATGCGGGTAGTCGCACGAAAGGAAGAAGCCGAGCAGTTGCTAAAGCTAAGACCCGAGTGGCAAGTAAAACTCGTAAGGACACCAAAGCCCGAACCCGTAAAGTTTGAGGAGGCTTTGTTTTGATAAAATGGTTAGGAACATTCCTGTGCTTGACTGGCATTTGTTTGACGAGTTTCAACATCTACCCTATCAATATCGTCCTCAGTTTGATTGGTAGTGCACTATGGACATATGCAGGCTGGGCACAGAAAGACATGCCGTTATTTTTAGTTGAAGCAGTAGCCGTGGTCATGTATATGGCTGGGGTTATTGCCCTTTTTTATTAGGAAAAATTATGTTTGATTACGCCACTTATGCACTAGAAGCTAAACGATTAAAAAGGAAGATCAATGACCTCGTACTCAAAGAGCGTTACAGAGAAGCTGAAAAGCTTGCAGGAGAACTTGTCGTCCAAGCTAGACACCTTCGTACATGGTTGCAGCACAAAGTTGACGGGGGTAGGTAATATGAGTACATCGCTAGGCGCTATAGGGCACATGAATAGTATTGCTTCGGGGTATGCAGCTCAGCAGGCGACAAATGCATATAACACAGTAACCACTCAATCAGCAGGAACAGGAACTATTACACAGTTTGGACAACCTATATGGAACGAAGACAACCATATTTTTAACTGCCAAAAGGTTGAGAACGGCTGGACATTACAGTACCGAAGCAAACAATACATTGCAGCAGACCTTGATTCACTTATGGATCAGATGAAAGCCGCCATGGTTATGGAGAGGATAGATAAATGAAACCAAGAAAAAAGATTAAGTTTGAACTGACTCATGCAAGCAACGGATACATCGTAGGTATGGTTAATCCAAACTATAACGGCCCATCGGGTGGTGAAGAGTTCTACAAAGAAACTTTTGTTGGTAATAATTTAGAAGAACTATTTCAGGCTTTGGTAGCTCAGTTTGTAGTAGAAAGAATGGTGACAGAACAATGACTAGATTAGTTACACTCGACTTCGAGACTTATTACAGTAAAGATTACGGTCTTAAGAAATACACTACGGAAGCCTATATTCGTGATCCACAGTTCGAGGTCATCGGTGTAGCTGTGAAAGTAGATAACTACCCAACTGATTGGTTCAGTGGGACTATGGAAGAAACAAAGGAATGGTTACATGCGATACCTTGGGATGAAGCTAATTTGGTTTGCCACAACACTGCATTTGATGGTGCTATCCTTAATTGGCATTTCGGTATTAGGCCTCGTTACTACATGGATACTCTTTCTATGTCTCGTCCATTACACGGGCTTAATGTTGGTGGTAGTTTGGCAGCGCTTGCGAAGCACTATGTCATCGGTACGAAAGGCACGGAAGTTGTAGATGCTCTTGGTAAACGGCGACTTGACTTTGAGCCAGGTGAGCTAGCCAAGTACGGTGAGTACTGTAAAAATGATACGGAACTTACTTACACCTTATTTAACCTGCTAAAGCCTGAAATTCCAGCTAAGGAAATGTACATGATTGACCTTATGCTGCGGATGTTTATTGACCCAGTGTTAGAGCTCGATGCAAACAAACTCGAGACGCATCTAATTAATGTTCAACGTAAGAAAGAGATTCTGATGAACAGAATCTGTAACACGATTGGACGAGACGCACTTATGTCAAACCCTCAGTTTGCTGAGGTACTCAAGAAGATGGGTGTCGAACCACCTACTAAGATAAGTCTACGGACAGGAAAGGAATCGTATGCGTTTGGGAAAACAGATCCTGAGTTCAAGAAGCTACTCGATCATGAGGATGAGCGAGTTCAGGCTGTCGTCTCAGCACGTCTCGGTGTCAAAAGTACCTTGGAGGAGACGAGAACGCAAGCGTTCCTTGGTATTGCGGAACGTGGGCCGCTCCCTATCCTTCTTAACTACTATGGGGCGCATACAGGTCGGGCGAGTGGTGGGGACAAAATCAATTTACAAAATCTCCCACGGGGCGGTGAGCTCCGTAAAAGTATGCGAGCGCCTGAGAAGCATAAACTTGTGGCGTCTGACTCAGCCCAGATTGAAGCGAGGGTTGTTGCATGGTTCGCTGGCGAAACTGAGCTGGTTGAGGCGTTTAGAAATAAAGTAGACATATATTCAGAGTTTGCTTCTGTTGTATATGAAAGACCAATTAACCGTAAACGAGTGGAGATTGTTGATGGAAAAGAAACATTCCCTGATTTTATCGAGGGGTTTGTCGGGAAGACTTGCATCTTGGGTCTTGGTTATGGAATGGGTAAGGACAAGTTTAAAGCCACGCTAAAGATCGGACAGGCTGGTGTATCAGTTGATATGCCACTATCTGATGCAGAGCGGGTGGTTACAGTTTATAGGCAGAAATATCCTAAGATCGTAGCCCTGTGGAAACAAGGGCAGGAAGCGTTAGACGCCATGATCAAAGGGTTTGAGTATGACCTAGGTGTTGGTATCAAGCTTAAATGCAAAGACAATAAGATTTACCTGCCTAACGGCATGTTTGTACACTATCCGAACCTACGCAAATCAGGCAACGAATACTTATATGATGCACGATACGGGGCTAACAAGATTTACGGAGGTAAGGTAATCGAGAACGTGGTGCAGGCATTAGCTAGGATTATCGTGTTTGATCAGATGGCTAAGATTGACCAGCAGTTCCGTAAGAAAGACAGCAAGACCAATAGATTCAAGGTTGTACTGACAGTACATGACGAGGTTGTAGCTTGTGTACCTGAGGCTGCAGTAGGCAAGTGCGTCGAGTTCATGGAGAAAGCGATGTCTGTTCCGCCCTCTTGGTGTTCTGACTTACCAATTGCTTGTGAAGCTGCTTATGGCGATTCTTATGGTGATTGTAAATAAATTAGTGTAAGATATACAAAACCGCACTTAGCGGTTATTTCCATTGGAGAACACATGGCGCTACCTAATGCATGGACATTCTCAGGACTAGAAAAGTTCGAGACGTGCCCGAAACAGTTTTACCATACAAGAGTTAAACGGGATATTAAAGAGCCACCTACTGAGGCAATCAAATGGGGTGAAGCAGTTCATACCGCCCTAGAAGAACGAGTCAGAGATGGCAAACCATTACCCGAAGGTATGGAGCAGTGGGAAGGTTTAGCAGCGAAGTTAGCAGCACTACCTGGCGATAAGCTATGCGAGTACAAGATGTCTGTAAACGAAAGCTTTGAAGCATGCGATTGGTGGGAGTCATGGTCTCGTGGTATTGCTGACTTAATTATTGTTCATGAGTCTAAGGCGATTAACCTTGACTACAAGACTGGTAAACGTAAACCAACAGAGCAGTTAGAGTTATATGCAGCTTATACGTTTGCTTGTTTTCCACATGTGAAAGAAGTAGAGACAGGGTTTGTTTGGCTTAAAGACAAACGAATTGATAAAGAAAAGTTTACAAGAGATGATATTCCTAAAATATGGCAGGGCTTCTTACCTCGAGTGATTAAACTGGAAGATGCATACGAACGAGATAAATGGCCTTGTAAGCCATCGGGATTGTGCAAAGGCTGGTGTCCAGTTAAAACATGTGACTATTACAAGGATAAGTAATGGCACAGACACCTGAGGGCAAAGTAAAAGACGGAGTTAAAAAAGTCTTAAAGGCTCACGGTATTTGGTTCTACATGCCAGTAGCAGGCCCATTCAGTGCACATGGAATACCTGATTTTGTGTGTATCTGGAACGGCAAATTTCTTGCAATAGAAACCAAAGCTAAGGGTAAAATAACTAATTTAACCCCCAATCAAGAGCGGGTAATAGCGGAGATAAATAAGCATGGCGGTATGGCGATAGTAGTAGATGACCCCAAGACCGTAGAGGAATTTTTAAATGAACGTAGAAGCAACTAGGGCTTACCACAGACAATGGAGTAGGATTAATGCAGATAAAATTGCTGCAAAAAGACGTACGCCTGAAGGAAGAGAAAAACAAAAAGCCGCTTCAAAGCGATATAGAGAAAAAAATCCTGAAGCAGATATGCTTAGAATTGTAAAACAATCTGCTCGCTTAAAAGGACTTGACTTTAATTTAACTAAAGAGGATATTGTTATCCCTACTGTTTGTCCTGTATTAGGTATTCCACTATATAAAGATGGCAGTAAGGGAGCAAATACTCCTTCAGTAGATAGAATAAAACCAGAACTTGGTTATATAAAAGGTAATATTTTGATTGTAAGTTTGTTAGCAAATCGTATTAAAACAAATGCGACAGCAGAACAAATTCTTGCAGTCGGTAAATTTTATGCAGAGTTGGAGGCGCAACGTGGCTGACATCGTGGACACTGCAAATGATTTAGTAGCATTAAGTGAGGAGCTTGCATTACGTGAGATTCGAGCAAAGAAACCTGAGGCAGTTTACACAGGCGAATGTTTATTTTGTGGCGAACCATTAGAGTCGCCTAAGAGATGGTGTGATGCTGAGCATCGTGACCGTTGGGAACTTGAAAGGAAACGCAAATGAATAAAGGTGGGCCAACTAAAGCAGCGTACGATAAAGCGTACAACGCAAGACCTGAGGAAGTAGCTAAACGTGTTAAACGTAACCAAGCCCGTGCTAAGTTAGAAGCTGCAGGTAAAGTCAGCAAAGGTGATGGTAAAGACGTAGACCACAAGACTCCATTAAAGCGAGGAGGCGGTAATGGTACAAGCAACCTGTCAGTCAAATCCAAAACAGAAAACAGAGGCTGGAGAAAAGGAAAGAGTGGGTACAACCCTTAACCATTTAGCCGAAGAAGTATTGCTACAGGAGATTTTTAAAGTAGATCAGGTATGTAGAAACTATGATCCATACACAATGGACACCACCTACTTTTTAATCAAAGATAAAGACGTCGTATGCAAAATGACGTTTGATGATTTAACCCCGATAGAAGACAGAGTAACTGCAATTCGGGTGGCAATGAGGATAGAACATGGCAACGATAGTGAAGGCAAAGGAGGCAGTACTCCTTAAGCTACGTAATCCCAAAAGGATTACAACAGTAATACCAACAGCCAAAATGATCCAACATAAGGGTCAAGACATAGTGGCTGTACCTCATCGCCCTGATGAAACCCGTATTCTGCGTCAACTCGGTTACGATGCACCTGACCCGATGAAGATGCACTATGTGTGGCCTAAGGCAGCAGGTAAGTTTGATCCGTTTGCAGCTCAGATTGAAACGGCTAACTTTGTCACTATGCACAACCGCTGCTTCATCCTTAACTCCATGGGCACTGGCAAGACAGTTAGTTCTCTGTGGGCCTATGACTACATGCGTAGTCGCAAACAAGTAAATAAAGCACTAATCATTTGCCCGCTATCTACCATGGAACGTACCTGGGCAGACGAAGTATTTAAGACATTCCCACATCTAGATGCCACAGTTTTGTATGGTAGCCGTGAGCGCAGGCAGAAGTTGCTTAAGGAAGATTCTCATCTATACATCATAAACATTGATGGATTAAAGACTATTGAAGAAGACCTTAAGAAGCGTCCTGACATCGACTTGCTCATCATCGACGAAGTAGCTATGTTCCGTAACGGCACAACAAATCGTTGGAAGACCATGAATGCCATAGCAAATAAGCAGAGCCAAAGACGTATATGGGCTTTGACTGGTATGCCAACACCTAACGCACCTACTGATGCGTGGGCCCAATGCAAGCTAGTTAATCCTAATTCAACAAACGTACCTAGTTATTTTGCTAGGGCTAGGGACACCCTAATGCGTCAGATTAGCCCGTTCAAGTGGGTAGCTAGGGAAACGGCTAACGATACTATCAAAGAGTGGATGCAGCCTGCTATACGATATTCACTAGACGACTGTACAGATTTACCGCCTCAGACCTTTATAAGCCGTGACGTAACAATGTCAGACGAACAGAAAAAAGCTTACAAAGAAATGCTCAGTAAGCTAAAGACTGAGTACGAAGGCGGTGAAGTTTTAGCTGTAAACGAAGCAGTTAAAGCCAATAAGCTAGTACAAATCGCTTGTGGCATGGCATATGCCGCAGATGGTAGTACAATCGCTATCCCTTGTAATCATCGGATAGAAGTACTCAAAGAAGTGATTGAGGAATCTGAGGGCAAAGTAATTGTGTTTATTCCGTTAACTGCAGTACTAGAACATGTAGCAGATGAGTTACGGCATCACTGGGATGTAGGTGTTATCCATGGTGCAACCTCTAAGTCAGATCGTGACGAGATATTTGATTCGTTTCAAAAGCGTCCTGACCCACATGTGCTAGTGGCAAACCCAGGGACTATGAGCCACGGGTTAACCCTAACTGCCGCAACGACAATTATTTGGTATGCTCCAGTTCACTCTAACGATACATACGAACAAGCGTGTGCACGTGTAAGAAGGCCGGGGCAGACTAGGACTACAGTTATTGTCCACATAGCAGCATCGGAAGTAGAAAGACGTATTTACGAAAGACTTAAAACAAAGCAGAAAATGCAGGGTCTTTTATTAGATATGATGAAAGAAGTGTAGTAACTACAGGAGGAAGTATGAAGCTTAGTGATTTAGTAGCTAAATACATCGAACTGCGTGATAAGAAGTACGAACTGAAACATCAGTACGATTTTAAAGCTGCGCAGCTTGACGAGGTATTAAGCAAGATAGAAGCAAAATTGCTGCAAGTCTTTGATACTGCAGGGATGGATTCGGTTAAGACCGAGTTTGGAACTGCGTACGCATCGACCAGAAGTACGGCTAGTGTGGCTGACAAAGAGACCTTTATGAACTTTATCAAAGAAAATGAAGAGTGGTCGCTTATGGAAGTCCGTGCAGCAAAGCTAGCCATCGAGCAGTACAAAACGGCAAATGGTGATTTACCCCCAGGAGTAAATTATCGTGAAGAAAGAGTTGTAAATATTCGCAGATCGCAGTAATCTATTATCCCTACAGGAGAAAAACAAATGACTAATATAGTCTCTTTTGAGTCTGGCAAACTGCCAGCATATTTAACTAGCATCAATGTTTCTGAATTAAATCAAGACCTTACGTCACATGCAAGTAGTGGCTTCCCCATTATGAGCATCAAAGGCAAGGTATTTACTTTGTCACGTGGCGACGAGAAGACTGTTCTACCTAACCCTAAAGACCCTGATAGCCCAGCTACAGCGATTGACGTGGTTATTGTTAAGGTAAACAAAGGCACTTCTAAAGTGTTCTACCTCAACGGCTACAAAGAAGGTGAGCAAGCTAAGCCTGATTGCTTCTCAAACAACGGTGACAAACCTGATGCTGGTTCTAAGAACCCACAAGCTAAGTCTTGCCAAGCCTGCCCACATAACCAGTGGGGTTCAAAGATTGGTGAGAACGGTGGTAAAGGTAAAGCATGTCAAGATTCAGTACGTATTGCAATTGCTCCACCTGACCAAGTAAACGACCCAATGTTGTTGCGTGTGCCACCAGCTTCTATCAAAGCATTAGGTGAGTTAGGTACTGCATGTGCTAAACGTGGTGTTCCATACAATGCTGCAGTTACTAAGATTAGTTTTGACTTGGCATCTGCCACACCGAAGTTGTTGTTTAAGCCAGTTGGTTTGCTAGACGATGCAACATTTGCTGCAGTTCAAGAAGTAGCTAATAGCGATATCGTTCGTAACATCACAGGTAATGGATTCTCTTCAGAGCCAGCACCTGAGTTAGCCTCACCAAAAGCTGCGCCTCAAGAGGAAGACGCTACACCTGCAGAAACAGTTGCCAAGCCAGTAGCTAAAGCTAAGCCTAAAGCAGAAGAGCCAGAAGCTCCGAAAGCTAAACCAGTAGAGCTAGATGTTGGTGACCTTAATCTAGACGACTTAAACTTTGACGATTAAGCGCCTTTAGCAGATGGGTGGGGGTGCAGCCCCCCGTAATATCCTCCAAGTCCTTCACGGGATGGTAAGCCTAAAACGTCAGGGCAATCTGCTTAGACGTGACGATCGGGAGAGACCGATACACTTATTGGGAGCATTAAATGAACGTACAAATAGAACAAAGAAAAGTCGCTGGTGTAGCGATAGAAGCAAGTCGTATTTTGGCAGATAAAGGATTTAACAGAGGTGAGATTATCCTTGGCCTCTCAGAGTTAATTGGTCGCACAATTGTAGATTCAGTACAAGATACTATCCAAGCAGAGGAACTAATGAAGATTGTTGGTGGTCATATTGCTAAGACTATTGACATCGGAATCCAAGCAGCAAAAGGCGGTAAGTCATCTATTATCACGGGGGTATAAATGAATACCCTTGAGTTTTTTCAGGCGATACTGCCCGCCGAAGGGACTTACTTTCTCGCTTTATTTAAGCCTGGCTTTGACGCACCTGCTCACAAGGCATTTGATAGTCTAGAAGCTATGGCTGAGGCTGTATCTAAGATTGAGCAAACTAATCCCACATGGAGCACCTATCATGCTTGTGCTTCGTACAACGGCGCTTTTGTAGAAAAAGATGGAAAGAAAAAATACCGTGTCAAAGAAAACTGGGACAAAGCCAAATCATTTTGGGCTGACATCGATTGTGGAGAAGACAAGGCATCAGAGGGTAAAGGGTATGCGACTAAACGAGAAGCTGCGCAAGCTATTGTTAAGTTCTGCACCGAGACCGGCTTTCCACGCCCAATGTTCATTGATTCAGGAAACGGAATACATTGTTACTGGCCCCTCAGTAAAGCTATACCTGCAGATGCTTGGATACGAATTGCCTATGCACTCAAGTCCTTATTTGCGCATCACGGATTATTAGTAGACCCATCAAGAACTGCAGACTTTGCATCCATCTTACGACCAGTTGGCTCATACCATAAGAAAGGTCAGCCTAAGGAAGTTGTATGCAAACAGTTAGCAGTCGAGAGTAATCCACGTGACTTTGCAGCCTTGGTAAAAGAACTTGTTAAAGACATTAAAGTCCAACAGCCACCAAAAGCTGCACCTGTTATTTCTCAGGAGATGTTAGATGCCAATGCTGATTTACTTGGTCATATCCCTAATTCTGTTTCTATTCCTGTGTCAGCTATTAAGGTGGCTGAGCGGTGCAACCAAGTTGCAGAAATGCGAGATATGCGTGGTGATGTTGGTTATGATCAGTGGCGTGGCGTCATTGGCATTATTAAACATTGCGTTGAAGGCGACACATTAGCCCATGAATGGAGTAGCGGACATGAGCATTACACATATGAAGCTACACAGTCTAAGTTAGATACTTGGTCTACACCACCAGCTACATGTGAGTTCTTCTCAAAATGCAACCCAAAGGGCTGCGAAGGTTGTACACAAAAAGGCAAAATCAAAACCCCTATGGTTTTAGGTCGTGTCAGTGAACAACAAAAAGATTTAGTAGTAGAAGCTGAGATCGATGGCGAAGTAATGGAAGTCGAGATACCTGAGTTTCCTAAAGGATTCAGATGGTTAGGTGATTCCATGGTTCGTGAGATGGAAGACAAAGACGACATCTTGCATCAGTTCCAGTTTAGCCGTACATTGTTTTACCCATTACATCGTATCCGCAAGGAAGACGGCACATTTTGTTTAGGTATGCGAGTGCATTTGCCTACAGGTAAGACTCGTGATTTTACGATTGATACATCCTTACTGGCATCCCCACAAAAGCTAGCTGAACAACTATGTGACTACGAAGTAGCAACAACTAACAACAAAGACTCGAGTTTGCATATGACTGCATACCTTAAAGACTACCTGTTCAAGTTAATGAACGAAGCCGAAGAACTAAATACACTTACTACATTTGGCTGGCATTATGATAACCAAGCATTCCTCTTAGGGGATAGACTTTATCATCGTGACGGTACAGTGCGTAAGGTATTAGTCGGAGGCTATGCTGCAGATAAGTTAAATGCATTACCTGCTCCTATCGGAACTGCTGAGGGGTATGCGAAAGCGTTGAACTTCTTATATGCTCGTAAAGGCATGCAACCGATGCAGTACGTTATAGCATCACACTTTGGCTCTATCCTGACTCCATTTTGTGATTCGATGTATCACGGCTTGATGCTGGTTGTAACAGGTGGTGACTCAGGTAAGGGCAAGACCACAGTATGTAACTCAGCACTATATGCATTTGGTGACGCACAGAAGTTGCAGTTGTCTGGCGAGAAGGGTGCGACTATGAATGCACGATACAGCTTTATGTCTGCATTTAAAAACGTTCCGGTTCTTATGGACGAATTAACTTCATTACCAAATGACCAGTTGTCTGAGTTAGCGTATCAAATCTCCATGGGTCATGAGAAAGAGCGTATGCGTATCAAGAATACTGGTATGCGATTCTCAGAAGCTCAAACATGGGATATGAGTCCAAGTGGTACTGCCAACGCTGACATGCATGGTAAGTTAGCTGGTATGAATCAAAACTCTCAAGCTGAAGCCGTACGTATTATTCAGATTAAGATTGACCAGTACCCAGAAACAAAGCTAGAAGTTGAAGAAGTAGAGCCTAACCGTAAAATGATTGAACTCAATCGTGGAGCCGCAGGCGATAAATACATCAGATATGTTGTGTCTAACCTAGATACGATTATTGAGAAACTTACTGAGGTCGGTAAGCGTATCCATAAAGACGTACCTGACAGTAAATATCGTTTCTATCGTAACCACGCAATGTGTTCGCTCACTGCAATTCAAATCACAAACGAGTTAGGTATTACAAACTTTGACTTTGAAGCGTTGTATGAATACACCGTTGAGTTGTTCTTGCAGTTAGCAGAATCAGTAGCCGAGAATAATACCTTGACACCTGAGGATGCACTGAACAATATGATTGGCGAGTTGTCTCCTAGAATCATTGTGACCACAGAGTATCGTGACCGCAACGATGGACGAGGCCCTGAGACAGTCAGAATTAGCGGTAACACAGGCCCAGCAGGACGTTACATCACTGGGAATGCGAACATCAAAGGTAATGACTTGGCTGGTAAGTTGTTCTTATGCCGTCAAGAATTTATCAAGTGGTGTAAAGACCATCGGGTTGACGAACATGCAGTGCTATCGTTTGCTCAAAACGCTGGTTTATTAGTCCCATGGAAAGAGAAGTTCACCATCGGACGTGGATCAAGTATTACGACAGGTAACACCCGTTGCGTTGTGATTGATATTAATAAGCTGCAAGGTATGACGAGTAATGCTCCCAAGCTAACTGTACACACGTCTACCCCAGTTCAATCAGGTAACACAGTCGTAAATATTTGAGGTACTATCTAGGTGCTAGCACTGCCATGTTAGCATCTCCTGTAGTACAAACTTAAACCCCTCTTAGGATTTTTATTCTGAGAGGGGCTTTTTTATCCAACCAAGTTGATGCGCTGTTTTTAATCTATGGCAGTTAGCACATAAAGTTTGAAGATTACTAATAGCATTGTTAGCATGATTACCATCGATGTGGTCTACATCTAATTGGCATGTATGCACCGGAACAAACCCGCAAGAAGCGCAAACAGGTTTTTTAAATTTTCTATAGGGTTTTTGGTCTTTCCCCCTAGAATGTCCTAGTTTCTTTTTCCCGTATTTTTTGTAGCAGTTTTTACAACAAAATAGTTGATGTGATGTAGTCGGCTTGAATAACCCTACACACTCTTTACAGGCTTTTTCAGGGTGATTTACCCGTTTATATTTTTCTTTACTCAATCTTCGATGTTGTATTCAAGATAGAATCGAACTATTCCTAGGTCTAAGACCACAAAATCCCCGTAGTCATCAGAGTTTACAAATTCAATCCCCACCATAAAACCTTTAATCCAGTATAGGCTGAGTATCATTTGCAGTTCCAACGCTTGAGTGATGCAGCTTTACGAGTCGGTTTACCATTCTCATCCTTCATTGGCCCAGGCATGCCTGACATGCGAGCACAGAAAGACTTACGACGGCCTTCATCAGCCTTAGTTTTGGGGTGTGGAGCAGGAGCTTTAAGATTAGACCCTGTTTCACGGTTGTATTTCTCTCGCCCCTTAGCAGTTAAACCAGCGCCTTTTGAGACTGGTAACTTCTCTCCACGTCCTACAGCTAGGGATACTCCCTTTTTAGTTGCCATTATTTCTTCCTTGTTGATGGGCGCTTCTTAGCCGCCACTGCGGTTTTTACAGGATTAGCCACATGCTTCTTCGGCTTTTCCATGATGTATTTTACAAGCTCAGGATTGTCGGCAAGTAAGGCATATACTGCAGTTCCCAAGCCGCAAACTTGCTTCTCAGACATTTTAAGCTGCATGCAGTAGTCGATAGCATGGATGGCTTCATGTAAGAGAGTGTCTCGTTCCATCCCGTGGGCGATACCTTCTGCGACTTTGATCGTCTGCGTTTGGTCGTTACACTCACCATAATCTTCCCCCAACTTCATCGTTTGTACTTCGTAATTCTTACCTACAATTCGCAATACTTTTGGCAATGGCATTTTATAACTCCGATGTTTTCTTAACAAAGCCACGATTAGCCTTGTTGTATTGAACTCCACCAGTTACATTGCGCTCACGTTTCTTCTGCTCTTGTGGTGCTTTTAATAAATTAGACAATGGTTGTTTTGTGTAACCATTCTTAGCACGGGATTCTTGTAGATTTTTCCACTCTTCACGAGCTTCGCTTAAACCTGCATTGTCACCTTCTTTATACGCACGTACGTACTCACGTTTGATGTCGCTGGCCTTCTCATTATAAAACTCATCGTACTGGAATTTAGCGGCATTTAAGAAATTTCTATCGATGATTGGCTTAGTAGGAAGACCCAAAGCCACCATAAAGGCATCTACAGCCCCAATATCTTCAGGCTTCATAACTACGTCACCAGCACGGGTTGTAATGCCCTCAGTAGCGTAGCGCTCGGCTTTTAGTATATTTCCTAGACCGGATGGCAAAAGCTGCTCCAAGCCCTTCTGGTAGTCCCCAGAGCCAATATAGTTAATACCGTCTGCAGCTTTAAGGGTTAAGCCACCAAATGGGCCAGTTAAGAGTGCGTATCCTGCAGCAGGCAAATCCTTACGGGTGAACTTAACGTCTGTATATGGCAGGATAGACAGCATCTGACCCATACCTAACTTACCAGAAACATCCACACCTAAAGCAGCAGGAACGCCCTTAACCAGTAAATCTGCCAAACTATCGTCGCCAATAGCACGGCGCAGAGCAAGCTCAGGATTATCAGGTTCATCTTCGTCACCAAACAACATTCCATACAGCGCCGCAATTGCGGCAAAACCAGGCAAGCCCATCAAACCACCCATAACTGCAGTGTGCCCAATGGTGTAAGCAAGGGCTTTTTTACCGATTAAACGAGTGGCAGCATCTTCGCCGTTAAAAGCATCGTTATATAAACGGGCAATCAAACTAATCTGAATCAGCTGGAACTTACGGAATTGTGTAGCTAGTCGACCTAAACCTTGGCGGGTAATGCGAGGAGCATTAAATGCACTGTAGTCACCGTGAGTTGTGTATATAATCTTGTCAGCATAGTCAGTTGCACGAGTCGGATTAGAGTTTTTAACTTCCAAACGGTATGCAGCTACAGCTGTGGCAACACGGTTAATGGTTTCGATGTCTTGAGCCATACCACGGAGCAACTCAGTTGCACGGCCAAACTTAGCTAACTTAGCATCTTCAGTAGACCTCCAACGACCTAAGTCTTGCTCTAAGCTAATGTCGATACGGCCCCGGTTAACGAGAACTTCGACCACATTTCGTACATCCTCTGGCAGCTTGTTATAGCTATTCTCGCTTAAGCCATGTTTCTTGATTACGCTGGCAATATCGTTATAAGCACGAGTCATCTCTTTCCAGCTACGGGCATAGCCGTGTTTGCCACCTATCACAGGCAGTGACATCATGAACGGCTGCGTCATGTTTTGTAGGTAGTAAGCTGGGTTTGTCAATAACATCCATGCAGAAGTAGTGCTCAGTGCTTTATCCATGAATGGCGATGGGCGATACTCCATACCCATAAAGTGGCGCTTCATGAACTCGTTGTAGTACTGACGACGCTCAGCTCGTGTGCCAGGGCTATCGCTAGAATCGGTTTCTTTCTTCATCTCACGGAGAATGTCGTAGATGTTACCTGTGTTCTCTAGGGATGAAATAAAGCTAGCTGTAGCACGACCTTGAGTAGCAAATGCTCTCATCATGTCTTTTTCTGCACCACCAATACCACGGCGACGGCGCTCAGACTGACGAGCAGACTGCTCAGAAAGTAATGTCAAATGCAGGTCAGCAAGTAAACGGTTTACAGCACGTTCAGACGCATCACTTAAGTTAGAGTCTTTAGTGTCTTCTACGAGGTTGCGTAACCGATGGAAGGTACTCTGGATGTCACGACCGCCATAGTTGTTGCTAGTATCTTTTTCAAAATCTTCGACTTGAGCGTAGTTAGCAGCTTCTGTACGAGCAATAGCTTTAGCTTCACCAACGGTTTCAGCGAACTGAACAAAGTAATGTAAGTCGTTCTTTTCTAATTCACGCAGCTTTTTAGCAGCTTCAGCTTTTACATCAGGTGCAGAGTTAGGATCGTTTACAACCTTCTCAGTATCAATGTACTGCTGGGACTTACCTACAACCACAAAGTCACCAAAGCGCTTCAATGGAGCATAAGGCTTCTTGCTGTTAATACGCATCAAAGTGCGGTAGTCAGTTAAGCTAGCAGCTTTCTTTTTGATTAAGTCTTGCTCTTCTTCGACCTTACCAGCTTTCTTAGCAGCATCGATTAAAGCGTCATATTCAGTATTAATGTTGTCTACTACAGACTTTTGCATAGCTAGCAGTGTGCTCTGACCATGGGCAAATACACGCTTAATGATGTCTTGAGCTGGCGCTGGCATGGAGTCAAAGCGATCCTTCATATCAGGATCAATGTCTTTAGTCTCATCAAAGTTCTTAATCCAGCCTGGGTTATATGCCCATTTGCCATCACGAGTAGAATCCATCAAGAACTTATTAACACTGTTCTCGCCTGTACCTTTTACCTCATTAGGCAGTTTGTCGTAGGCCTGTAGGATGTCATCTACTTGACGCTCTAAACGAGTACGGATAGCCTGACGCTCTTTCATCAAGTTAACGTATTTCTTAACCGATGGAATAAACTTGCTAGCAATATCTGCTAAGTCTTCTGTAAACGCAGCGTATGGAACAGCGTTCTTAGCAAAGTTCTCAATAGTATCAGTCACATAACGAACTGGCTTTTGGACTTCTTTAGGCAGTTTGTCTAGCTGTTTATCAGCTTGCTGACGAGCTTTAGATAAGCTTAGCTGCTTTGGGCCGGCTTCTTCTGCTCTTCTTTGAACAATACTGATAGCGGCTTGCGGGCGTTCGGGGGCGTTACGATTTTTGAATCGGACAACCCTTTCTGCTGTAGTTGTTGCCTTCTGGATTTGAAGCGCTTTTGTAGACTTGATGTCATTAATAACCTCTGCAAAGTATGCTGCTGTAATTGGGGCTTCACGCTCTAATAGGCGCTTGGCATTAGGGTCTGTGTACACAGTAAAAGCTTGAGCAAACATTTCTAGCTCTACCTTTACTGCTGTATCTAAATCTGTAAACTTTTGTACGTCAAATGGATAAGCCAAAAACTCATTCCAACGGCTGCTATTTTGATAGAGAGAATAAAGTTCTTTAGCAACTTTACCTACAGGAGTTAGTACTCCGTTTTTCAAAACCACGCTCATCTCTGGCTGGGCAGAATAGACACCACCATGTGGCGCCATATCGACTGCATGGCCGATTTCATGGCGAGCAGTTTCACCTATATAAGCTTCGCTACCGACTCCAACGTTGACTGTAATTTTGTAGCGTCCGCCAAGTGACTCAATAGATCCAGGTTCTGCCTTAGGGTCGTTAATAGTCGCCCAGTCAGACACAAAGTCTAATGCGTTTGGGATACCTGTAATGTCTAAGTAGTTACGAATGCGGTCAAACCCAGGCTGTTCTTCTATTTCATCAAAAAAGAAAGTCTGCGCTGATTTGCTATAGAGTTTAGGTTCCTTAGCTAATTTAACTAATTCAGTCTGGACATCAGCAGGAGTCCAGTTCTCTTCCCCAAAGCTAATCCAGTCAGCTTGCTGTTCTTCTGAAAGGTCGGCAAACTTAGGTGCTTCTGGGAAATCTTTTATGCCTTCGTCCCACGCTTTAGCTGCGGCTTCTTCGTCGGTTTCACCTTCTTGACGTGCTCTGGCAACTTCGACCCTTTCGGTGTCTTGCTTTCGAACTCCTTCGCTAGCTGCGGGTTTGTTGCGTACAGCTTTCTTCTCTGTGCTTGGCTTTTGAACGGCACTTGGTTCTCCTTTTGCTACACGAACTTCTTGGCGACGCAGCAATTCAGCCACGATCTCATCGAGTTCTTCTACAGTTGTGTTCTCATCAGCAGCTAAGTTATTGAGTTCAAAGTCTTTTAACTGGCTAATCTCTTTAGTCTTTAGCTTACGACGAGTACGGTTTTGGGCTGAGGCGTCTTCAAGTTCAGTAGCTCCGCTTACATCAGGATTAAATACACGGAATCCAGACGGGCCGCCTTCTTCACCTGTGGATACTTCTTCTGTGCCAAGGCGCATATCTTCATCAGATGTAGCAACATTGGTGTCATCCACGTTCAAGCCAGAAGTTTCTTCTGTCGGTGCTTCAGTCAATAACTCTTCGTTAACAACCTGCTCTTCAGCTACAGTTTCTTCCTTAGACATAAGCTCAAGGAAGTTACCCATTTCTTCTTTAGAGATACCCATATTACGAGCAGCTAAAAGAATACGTGGGCCCCAAGTTTCTTGGGCCTGTGGGCCAGCAATCTGGTTTACACGAGCATCAGATATACCGAACTCTTTAGCGATTTGTGCTTGAGTCTGGTCTTTAGATAAAACAGCTAAAACAATCTTAGCGTCACGCTCACCAAAAGCTCTGGTTATTACTTGATTAATAACCTTTAAAGCGTCTTCACGCTCAGAGCTTACTTGCGCTTCTTGATTGCTGCTCTGATCGGGAACAGTGACCCTACTTCCACCGGTGCTGGTGCTTGTGGGTATTCCGCCACTTGGAATGGCTCCAGTTTGGAGGCCAAGCGATCCCGCTCCGACACTTCCTGATTGGATGGGTTGAACGCTAGTGGGTCGAACATCCCCAGGTTTTTCTCCGCTTGCTTGAGTTGCTCCGCTTTGCTCTGGAACTGCTCGAAGCCCGGCATTGGTTTGCAATTGCAATTGCTCATTTGATGCTCCTTTTTTAGGTGTTGTTTCTGCTGCTAATTGTTGTAAAGACACAAACGCAGGCGAATCTGTGCCAGTAATCGATTTATAAAAGCTGTTAAGCTGGTCTGCTTCTTTAAGAGCTTTAGGCCCTTCAAGGGTGTTAATAATAGCCTCGACACGACCAACTGCGTCATCTACTCCAGTAGCATCAGCTAAGCCATAATCGGATAAAAATTTAACTGCAGCATTGTTTACAGACTTAGGAGTGGCTTTTTGGTCAATCTTTAAAGCGCCTGAATTAACTGCTGCGCCAATCATAAATTTAAGCTCGTCACCTAAACCTTGATTTAGGTCTTCCATGCCTTGAATAAACTGTTGGGCTTGAGCAGTAGTAAAGAACTGTTTGTTACCAATACGATATTGGTTCGCTACATCTAATGGCTTAATACCATAGACGGCTGACTTGTAGTTAAACTCTTGTTGCGCTGCTTCGCTTTGGGCTTGCGCTTGTTCTACTGCTTGTTGTTGAGCTATGGCATCAGCTTCTTGCTTTGCTTCTGTTCTAATCTGGTCTAGCTCTGCCTGTTGCTGTTTGATGGCGTCAAGTTGTAGTGGGGTATCTGTAGCAATCTCAGAACTATTAGCATCAATAGCCTTATTGATAGCATTACCATCGGGAGATGGCTCACCAGCACTAATGTTTGTAGACCCTGGCAATAAGCTGTCAGGTTGTTTAGTCATTGCACCTACTGCAAGACCTGTACCACCACCAAGCATACCGCCTAGTACAGCAGAACCTACAACACCAGAAGAGATTTGAGTTTCTGGAGCGTATTGCTTTGCAGCAATGTTAGCTGATAATTTAGTAGAGCCTTCTTCAAATGCTTCGGAAGCAAACTCTGTAAGACCTGTTTTGAGGATAGATTTCGTACCAGTGGCAAGGGCTTTTTCAGCACCTGGGAGTAACGTAGTAGCAGCGCCAATAGCAAATGGCACAGCAGAAGCTTTACGAGCAGCATCAGTAGCTAAGCGCTCACGTTCTTCGATTGGCAAATTAACCAAGCTAGGGGAATTAATTACAGTCTGATATGCATCACCAGCGGCATCGCCACCAGCTAGTACACCGGTAGTTGCAGCACCTGATCCTAGAGCTACACGACCTGCAGCTCTTTCACTAAGATTTAATGCGCCGCCAAGGATACGACCACCTGTAATTGCAGCACCCGGGCCAACAAAACTACCTAATGCTTGAGAAGCAGCTAGACCTGGGTTCTGTAAAACATATTGCGCTGCACCTTTAGCCTGTTCTGTTAAATCCTCAGACTGCATGGACTGAGACAGTTTAGCTTTAGCGGCTTTTGCTACATCAGATTGTTTAAATTCACCTTCGGCTTGCAGACGACCAATTGAGGCAGATAGCTCAGAACCTGGGGAGACAAGATCAATAGCGGCTTTAGGTAAACCAAGAGCTGCATTAGCTAGCTCGATGGCATAGTCATTCGCAGCTCCAAGGATTCCTCTTTTTTGTGGCGTAGCAGAAACAGCATCTGGAGCGGGTATGTCCCAAATGCTTCCTGATTGTTCTGGGGCTGGGCCCTTTTTACTACCTGCTTCTGGGTTAGGAGTTGTTGATCCTAGATCGTCCCAAATGCTCGCCATGTAAAATCCTTAAATTGTTATCGTGGTACTGGTTGCCCGCCGCCTAAATGAGTTGGAGGAGGTGGCTTAGGTTTGTTATCCTCTCCAAGTATATCTTGCCATGGAGTTTTTGGGAACTTCCTATTAAATTCATTGAGTTGCGCATCGCTCAAAGTCTGACCGGTTTTAGGGTCTTTACCTGATTGCAAAACAGCAATAGCTTGTTGGGGGGCATAACCACGCTCTGGGCCAAAGAAGCCTGCACGTTGCGCTGCAATATCAGCTGCAGATGCACCATCACCACGAAGTTTCTTCTCGATGTCGTTCCAAGTAATGGCATCGTCGTTCTTTACTGCACCACGCTTTAAGAACTCGTAAGCATCTTCTTTTTTGCCATAGAACTTAGAAGTTTTATCAGCAGCCAGTTCTTCAGCTTTCTTGTAAAGCGCTCCAGATGTACCGCCACCAGCTCCACCTTTACCACCTTTTAGGTAATCAGCGTAAGCAGACTTATAAGCCAAATCAGCCTGAGCAGAAGTTTCAGCAGCTTTAGTCTTACGCTCACCTTGCATAGCGGCAATAACTTTATCAGGAGAGCCTAATAAGCTAAGAGACTTGTCGTAGAATTGCTGCATAGCAGCTTTAGATAATTTATCAGTAGCACTTCCTACATCACTAATAGTCTCAAGAACGTCACCCTTAGGGCCTAGAACTTGAATACGACTACCGATACCGTTTTTACCTTCTACAAACTTAACTTTTAAGCCCTCTTTAGAAGCAGCTTCAGCTAAGCCTTTTAATCCTTGTGACTCGCCAATACCATGTATTTTTGCCAAAGTATTGTCTAGCTCTTCTTTGGAAGCATCAAACTTATCTTGAATATCAGCTTCACGCATTACATTTTTAAGTTGTAATGCCTCTAAAGTACCTTTACGGCTAACTTGACCTGCCGCTTTGAGGTATTCGTTCATGCCTTGTTTGGCAGTGTATTCTGTCGGTTTTAATTCTGGCAGGGCGGCTTTAGACTCAGGAATAGCACCTTGACGAACAGCATTCTCACGCAATGCGCCAGTAGCAGCTTCAGCAGAAGCACGTTCAAAAGCTTGGTCTTCAGGAGTATTACCTGGCAAAGCGCCTTGGTTAGATAACATTCTAGCTTGTTCGGAACCAGCTGCACCTCCAGCTTTAATAGCTTGCGCATAGTCGTCTTGCTGGCCGACACGAGATTGTGACTCACGCCAAGCTTGGTCAAGAGCCTCTTTTTCCGCAATATCTTTTTTAATCTGCGAACGTTGCAAAGCACGAAGTTCTTCTTCGCCAATACGCTCATAAGTACTTAAAGCCGATTGTCCTAGTGCACCTGCAAATGCGCCTGCATTAAATCCCATGATATTTCCTTAAATTTTTACTTGCCGACAAATCCGCCAGTGTAGTATTTACCAACTGCTCCAACTACAGAACCTGCTAATGAGCCCCAGCCAGCAGAAGCACCAGCATTTTGAGTAGCTTGACGGTTTTGATCCGCTTGGTAGTTCTGAGAATCAATACCATATTTTTGTACACCGAGACTGCCTACAGTGCCCCAACCTTGTGAAGCACCGCCGTAAGCACTACCCATAGCACCGCCCATAGCACCGTAGTTACTCATCGATGTTTGACCTGCACCAAGAGCTGCGCCACCAGCATTAAGAGCTAAACCTGTTGAAGTTGCTTGGTTACCAAACGAACCCTGTGCCAATGCAGCAGCATCCATCTTTTTAGCCCAACCTAACTGCTCAGCCGCATTACGGGCACGAGTAGCAGCAGCGCCTTCTGTAGCCGCTTGTAGTACTGAGTTAGCGTTAATAGTTCCAACAGAACGACCTGAAGTAGGGTTAATACCATAAGACTGGTTTCTACGTTCTAAGTCTGCAGCTTGAGTGCCAAAAGCCGTCTTAATATCACCAATTGCTTCAGAGGCGATACGCTCTTTGTTTTCAGCGGTGTTATAGACTTCAGCTTCTTTATAGATAGCTTCACGGTTTGACGCATTGCGGTCATACTCAGCCATATTCTTTTTAGCTGATTCAATCTGCATGCCTTGCAGTTCTTTATCCATAGCAAACTGTTCATCTGCACGGAGGTCTTGCTTTTCTGCTGTAGCTTTTAAGTTTGGCCAAACTTCAGTTTTCCATTGATTCAAATATTCTTCTTGAATCTCAGCAATTTTCTTTTGCGCTAAACCAATGTTTGGATCTGGAGCAGGAGCACTTCCGCCACCGCCACCGCCTTTACCACCACCTTGAGGATTCCCCAATGGCAATAGTTTTTGTTTGTATCTTAATATACTCATTTCTTAAGCTCCAGCCAACGGCATTCGTCTTTTAACATACCATATAAAATAAAATCAGTTTTGTCGTCAGCCCCCTGCCTAATTAAGCCTTCTCGAACAAATCCAAGATGCTCGTCAAAGCGCTGTGCGTCTAAATTGTCTACCCTTACTAACCCAGTTACTCTATGGCAATTAAGCTGAATGAACGGATAAGCAAAACATCTATATAGAAAGTCTCGATTTAACCATCTGCGACCGGGTTCTGCGGCAACGTGCATCGATATTGATGGCCCCGTATACCAGTTAAAAACCACTCCAGCTATTAGTTCACCGTCTTCCTCTAACCCTAAAGCAACACAATCTGTGCCAAAACGATCCTCATCGATCCTCTGACCGACCCAAGGTACTATTCTATCTTCTTGGCCGTAAATTGTTGTTTTCATTAGCGTTTAAACTACTGTATACCACATCGCCATACACTTGTAAATCAGTTTCCTGAGGCGTTTAATCTTACAATTATTTCATTAACTTTACTGATAACTTCGCTTAAAGAGGCTGTTGGGCCCAAAGTATGAATCTCAGCAATTCCGACTCGGGCGCCAGTGATAATCTCTACACACTCTTTGATAGCCGCTATTGACTGATTTAGAGTGCGGTCAGTCGTATTAACTGCTGGGATACCAGGTTTCTTAATAGCCATTATGGAGCGATCTGTCTAAGTTCACCGATAGAGCTGGCAACAGCTACCATGCGTACAGGCGTATTTCCTGAGATACGAATCTCGTATACGTACCCTTTTTGTAGGGCTGGCAAGCGTAGCGGCTCTTGAGACAGAATATCACCTGCCCATACCTGCTCACCGTCTGCATAAAGAATTACAGTAATGTAGCGGTTTGTACCCTGCTCAGGAATGTCTTTAAGCAAAGAGCCGTTAAATGAGAACTGATTAAAGTAGCTGCCATCAATCTCGCCGCCAACTCGACCGCCACTAGCGTCAAAAATCTCTTGGTTTTGAGCAATAATAGACAGAACATATGCAATATAGGCTTGAATGTTACCCATAAAGGTGTAGTCAGCTTGAACCTTAATTGCCCCAAAGTTAGTAGGGCTAGGCATCACAAACTTCTTAGACAGCCACTCGTAGGTTGTAAAGTTAACCAAAGAAGCGTCTAAGTGGTAAACCTTGCTATCAATCTCAGAAATAGCATAAATGTCGGTTGTCGACCGGTCTACGAACACAGAACGAGCTGGGAAGTCTAACTCAATTAGTGGAGGAATATCCCCACGAGACAGAACAATTGCCTTTCTTGCTCCATCCGCAGTGTAAAAGCCCATGTACATGTTGTTGTAGATCATGCCTACCATGGTAAATGGGTTTAGTTTTTGCCACTCATCACGGGTATATAAAGGCACAGTTACAACATCCTGTGTCCCCACACCGATAGAAACCAAACCGTTTGATGACGCATACAGCACACCAAACTGGTCAGAAGCAATTGACTTTTTAGATACGCAAGGCTGTGGTAATGGCAGCTTACGCTGAGTCATCGCAGTTGGGGAAACACCAGTAATCAGATATGGGAATTTAGTAGTTAAAACTACAAGGGTGTCTTCGTATACACCTAAGCCAACGATCTGATAATCAACAGTTAGCATATAGCCAGACGGCCAAGCATGTGGGTAATATGGTTCAGATAGCCAGACTTGGTTACCACGGAAAGCAGCTAAGATACCGT